AATTAACAGAAAAAATTTTAGATGAAATAAAATTAGGTATCGGTAATATTTCTGGAAATGTTGATAAAACAACGTGGATAAATTTATTAGAAAAAGGATATGTTGAAATTATAAGTAAAGACGAAGAAGAGATGCTTAATATAGCGGTATATCCTAGCGATTTAAAATCAATTAATCCTGAAAAAAGAGTGCAATATACGCATTGTGAAATGACTCCTGATATGTTAGAAGGAGTAGGTGTAAGTACTAGCCCTTTTAACGATCATAATCAAGCTCCAAGAAATATTTATCAAGCGGGAATGGCCAAACAATCAGTGGGAATTCCAGGCTTAAATAATTTATTTAGAAGGCAAGGAAAATGGCATGTTATGCAATATCCTCAAAAACCTATCGTAAATACTCGAATATGTAAAAAATTATTTGATTCTCAACCTATAGGCCAAAATGCCACAATTTGTGTCATGCCTTGGTATGGTTTTAACCAAGAAGATTCTTTAATTTTTTGTGGCGATGCTATAGATAGAGGATTTATGTGTTCTTATATGTACATGGCCTACGAATCTATCATAGAAAATATGAATATTTCTGGCGCAGTAAGATTTTTTCAAACATTTGAAATTCCCGATAAAGAATGTAATGATTTTCGAGGAAATACCGATAAATTAAAATGTTATAAAGATAAAAATGATAATCAATGGTGCCATGTCCCAGTAGGAACAGAGGTAAAAAAAGGGGATATTCTTATAGGAATGACTATTACATATATTTTAGGAGAAAATCATTTTAATCAGGCAATTTACCCAAAAAGAAAAACAAATGTGAGTATAATTTATGACCAAAAATTACCTTCGATTGTTCATTCGGTAAATTGTGGTCTTAATGGGAAAGGATATAATTGTATTAATTTAGTTACGCAACAATATCGTAAACCTGTTTGCGGAGATAAATTCAGCGCTAAACACGGTCAAAAAGGAATAATTGGCGTTATTTATCCAGCAGAAAAAATGCCATTTTTAATTGATGCCGGTTTTACTCCCAATATTTTAGTGAATCCTTTAGCTTTTCCTAGTAGAATGACGATTGGAATGTTAATAGAAAATATTTTAGGAGTAGCTTTAACAGGAAGCGCTCTTAAATCTCCAGAATATAAAATGCCTTTATGTTTAGATGGTAACGAGGATATTAGACCAAAATATATGGTAAAAGATTGGGAAAATAATGAATTAAAATATTCAGAAAATTTTAAACTTGAAGATTATAAGGCAGGTTTAACGGGAGATGCCACTCCTTTTGTAAAAAATTTTTCAATTTCTCGAGTTATTGAAGCGATAAATAAGATGGGAATTAATGGTTTTGGAGAGGAAAGATTTTTAAATCCAATCACAAATACTGTGGGAAAATGCTTAATTTATAGCGGAGTAGTTTATTATCAAAGATTAAAACATATGGTTGTAGATAAAATGCACGCTAGAAGTAACGGAAGTTTACACGCTTTACACCATCAACCTACAGAGGGTAGAACTAAAAAAGGTGGATATAGAATAGGTCATATGGAGAGGGATTCCGCCGCTAAAAATACGAGGATTAATTTGCGAGAAGGAATATCGACACACCTCGGTATGTTAGACGAGTGTGTTGAAAATGTTTTTGGTTGGAATTCTGACCTAGATGGTCTTCAAAAATCTAGGCAAGTTGACTTCGGAATGAGAAAAAATAGACCTAAATTTATAATGACTTTACAAGACGGAAGAAGAATCGAAGCTTCTAATAACCATCCATTTTTAACTAAAGAAGGTGATTATTCAGATATGAAAGATTTAAAAGTAGGAGAAGATAGAATTGTATGTTCAATAGACCTACCTTTTGTTGATTTTGAAAAAGATGAAATTTTGTGTAAAGATTGGATATGGACTTCAGATTTTTTTGCTAACATACATAAAAATAATATCATACCAAATAAACACGAAACTTTGAGAAAAAGTTTAGCTCTAGCTCGCTTAATAGGATTAATAATAACCGACGGATATTTGGAGGAAAAACAAGGATATGTGTGTGTTGATCACGAATTAGATCTTGAAACTGTTAATGATGATGTTATTAGAATAACAGGAGAAGATGCAGAACATATGAAAAATCGTAATTTTGGAAAGCATACGTTAAAACTTCCTATAAACCTCTCAAAAGCTATTAAAAATATGGGTGGTATTGTTAATAAAATTAGAGTCGATAAGGAATCTTTTTTTCCTGATTTCATAACAAAAGAAACACCTATTCCTATTCTTCGCGAATTTTTGGGAGGTTTATTTGGAGGAGATGGCCACACTGTTCATCTATCTAAACATCGAAAAAAGCAAGATTTAATGAAATCTGTTGCTTTTTCATGGACGAGAGATAAAGAAAATATTAAATCTCTCAAAAAAAACATAAAATTTTTACAAAAATTACTTTTAAAATTTAATATTTCATCAACAATTCAAAAACCAAAATTAACCACAGATTCAAAAAAATCAAAAGGATCAAAAAACAATAGTCAAATATTACTTAATATTCCTTTAGATAATTTAGTTACTTTTTCAGAAAAAATAGGGTTTAGATATTGCGAACGAAAATCTTTAAGATTGTCGACAGGAGTGAGTTATCGAAGGTTTAGAGAAGGATGTTTGAGACAAAGACAATGGATATGCGATAGAGTTAACGAACTAACGAATTATAAACAAAAAAAGGAAAATAACATAAAATGTGTGATACGAACAAAAAAGGCTATTTTACAAGCTGTACGAGAATTAAGTGATTTAGAACCTATTTTACATAAAAAATCAATACCCGATGGACATATTGTGGGAAGAATAATTTTAGGTAGCGAAAATCAATTTCGTTGCGAAGGATTTCCGACCGTAGGAGAATATTTGACAGAAATAAATGCAATTCATATGTTTGATGACGGAGATGAAACTACAAAAAAAGTTACTTGGAGTATACCAGATGATAAAACAGTAATTCCAGGATTCAATCTCTTAGTTTTAGAAATTAAAGATACCGGAGAACTTGAAGAAATGTGTGATATTACAGTCGAAGGTACTGAATCATATGTCGCTAACGGAATGATTGCACATAATTGTATGTTAGGTCAAGGAATGCCGGAAATGGTTCTCGATAGACTATTACACCAATCTGATTCTTATATAATGTCTGTTTGCCAAATATGTGGTTTACCCGCTATAGATGACGGAAATAAAATGTATTGCAGACTTTGTCAAACATCAAAAGCAAATAATGTTAGACTACCTTTTGGCACTAAATTAATGTCTCAAGAATTAGCGGTAATGAATTTGATACCGAGAATAATCACCCTTCCAACCAATATAAATACGGGAAATAAATAAAAAAATATTTTAAAAATAAATAAAAAAGAATATAAATAATAAAATAATTAAATTTATTTTTCACATTTTTAATGTGAAAAATACGTAATAAAAATTAATAAATGAATTTGCAAGATTTCGCAAAATTTAAAACATCATTTGTAATATTTTTATTGTGCTTTAAGTAAAGATTTTTAAGATTAACTAATTTTTTTATACTTTTATCTGTGATATAATTTATATTTTCAGAAAAGAAGTTATTTCCTGGAATAATTCCGCTAAAACTAACATCTAAAGTTTGAAGGTTTGTCAAATTTTCAATCCCATCATCGGTAATCGTGTCGTTATTTTTTAAATTAAGGTCGGTAATACTTACTAAATTATTTATCCCAAAATTTGTAATGTTGTTATTGTCACGTAAAATGAGTGTTTCAAGTTTAGTATAATTTATAATGCAATTATCAGTTATATTTTGATTTTTGCTTATGTCTAAATAAGTTAAATTATAAAAATTACATATTCCTTCGTCTGTTATAGTTTGATTGTTATCTAAATTAAGAGAAATAAAAATTTCTGGATTTATATTAATCAATCCTTCGTTTGTAATATTACATGAATAAGATATATCAAGACTAGTAAGATTGGTAAATTTTGAGATGCATTTATCTGATATCATAAAAGTATTACATTGAGCTGTATTTGATATATTTAAATCAGTAATGTTAACCAAATAGCGTATATTTTTAATTGTATAACAATGCACAGAACAATCTAAATTTAAACTAGTAATATTAGTTAAATTTTTAAAACTATCATAGATATCTTTAGCGTTGTTATTTAATAAAATAAGACTGCGAAGATTTGTTAATTTTGAAATTCCTTTATCTGATATTAAATCATTGCAAGATAGATCAAGATACGTAAGATTTGTTAAGTTTTTAATGCCTTTATCAGTAATTCTTGTATTACTTTTTAAACTAAGGCTGGTTAAATTTGTAAGATTTTTAATGCAATTATTTTTTATATTCTTGCTACAATCAATATATAAATTTTTGATAAAAATAAAATTTTTTAATTTATCTTCTTGTATATCACGAAATTTACAGGAATTAAAGGTTTCAAACCAAATTGGCTTAATCATTTCGCTCATTATTTCGTTAAATTTTTTATTTACTCTACAAAAATTACTAAAGTTAATTATATAAAGTTTTTTTGGAATATATTTTATGCAATAAACCAAAATTTCTTCGGGAATATTTTCCATTATTTGACAAATTAAAATAAAATTAACTATTTTTGATTTCATTTTTTTTTACTAAATTTTGTTTCTTAAAAAAAGAAACAAAAAATATATTAAACAACTATCAATCACTATCTGAACAACAAATTTCTTTAGTGTCATAATTTTCATCTTTATCCTCGATATATAAATCGTTTTTATTATTTGGGTAATTTGTTTTATCTTTCTCGATTTTTTTATTGTAAATTAACGATAAAAATTCTTTTTTTGTTATAGATTCATAAAATATATTGTCGTCAAAATGATAAATTAATTGAAAATGAATTTTATTTAATTCTTGCAACAATATATTTTCAGAATAATGACAGTCACTATCGTCAAGAGAATCGAGTAATTTTCCGTATTCTTTTTTATAAAAAAGATCATATGTGGTCAAATTACCCATTTTCGTAATAGAATCTATATGTGAAAATTGTTTATTTTTTATTTGAGGCCATTGCATAATAGGGTTCATTGAATCGAGAATATTACCGTATATTTTTAATTTTGTTAATTTTAAAATTGAAAGATCGTTAACGCCCAGTAATCGTGGATTTCCGTTTTTACTTTTGATTGTTAATTTTTTTAGTTTTTTCAGTTGGATTAAAGGCGAAATATCATAAATTTCACCATTATCATAAAATTTCAAAACTAAGGTAACAACTTTTGGCACCAATTTTACTAAATTTTTTAAATTTTTCTTTCCAACAAGAATATTTATTTTTACATTTTTATCTTGAATAGGATCGGTATTATATGTATATTCAGGAAATATGCCATATCGAAAAGAATTATCTTTAAAATCGTGATATTCCATGGTTCAAAATAATTTGTATTTTTTTTATATTTTTTTCAATTTTATTTTTTATAATTTTATCAAATTAAAATTATCTATTTTCAATCTCGATTAAGATTGAAAAATTACGATATAATTAATAAATTTAAAATTTATTTACAATTTGGTTTATGATTTAACCAATCGCTTCGTTGACATTCTTTACCACAATAATATACAGATTTACACCTTGAACATGTCATTTTTCCATATTTCGAACAAATTTTGCATTTACGAATAAGTGGGATAACATTAACACCATTATCTGTTTCTTTGATGATACTTCCACATTCTTTATTATTTTTTAAATCTAGCAAACTTATTTTCATATGTTTACCGAATTTTGTTCTCTCTGCGATACATAATTCTCTAACCACTCTAAAAATTTCCCTTTGAAAATCAATATAATTTGTTATTTCAAAAGCGGCTTGTTCTTCCTCAAAAGATAGACCAATTTCATTTTCTAATATCTCTATTTTTTCTTCGGGAGTTAAATCTTTATAGATTTTTAAAGCATCAGCTCTCATACCACGTTCTTGTTCTTCAGTGATACCTTGGTTAGCGAATAAATAATATTTATCTTTGTTATTTAACCACTCTTCTGCCATCTTTACTTTTTATTTTTAAAATTATTTATTTTATTTCATTTTTTAAAATACATAATTGAAGTTTACTCACATTTAAATGTGAGTAAAAATATATTTTTATTTTTTGTAATATTACTTATTTACAGTCATATTTATGTAACATATGTGCTTTTTTTTGGCATTCTTTTCCACAAAAACATACCGATTTACATTTTCCGCATCTTTTTAAATTTTTACTCATATCACAATATAAACATCGTTCTATATTCACCTTTTGATCTTTTAAATTATATTTTTTTTCCAACTCAAAAGTTGGAAAAAATTCTTTTTCCAACAATTTTAGAAAGTTTTCATAATATATTTGACATTGTTTTGCTAAAGATTCGATACCTTTATTTAAAAAAATTGTTTCAGCTTCTTCTGATATAGTTGCGCCCAAATTATTATGATTATAAGGATTTATAAAATGATTCAAATTCATTAACCAAAACATATAGAATCTATGTTTATAAGCGACAAACATGCTAAACTTATTTTTTTTGTATATTTCAGAATTTCTATTAGTTTCGTCAGGATAGCCAGCAAAAGGTATTATTTTATCATCTAATGTTTGCAATAATATTTTTATTTCTTGATTTGTCGTAATTTCAATAGGAAATAAATTTGAAAAACCGCTTCTTATACGAGGATTCGCATTATATTTAGAAAGTATTTTAACAGCATCTATTGAGTTTTTCATTGCTGCATAATATAAAGGTGTAGCACCTCTAAAATTGTTTGTATTTATATGAATATTTTTATTCAATAAATATTCACAAATAGTTACATTATTAAACGCAGAAGCCCAATGTAATAAATTTTCTCCATTTGGGCTTAACAGTGTATACAAGTTTTTATCTATTAAAAATTCTATGATACGTTGATTTGATTCTGGAGTATTTTCTTCGATAAGAGATTTTAGTTCATCATTTGTGTAAACAATATTTTCTTCCATTTTCACGTTATAATAAATTTGAAAATCCGAAATAATATTTCATTTTTCAAGAATTTATTTTATCATTTTCAAAAATATTTTATTTTTGGTGTATTAGTATACAGGATAATTTTTTTTATAATCATTAATAAATAATTTAATATACGGTAAAATTAACGTCAGAAATAAAATATAAATTTAACGTATTTTTTAATAAATTAAAATCCTTATTTTGACTGGATTTAATTTTTATATTCTAAATAAAGAATATAAAAATTCACAAATTATTTTATTACCTCTCTTCTAAATATTTTTTCCTTGCAGCGTTAAATAATTCTCTGTGATATGAATATGATCTATGTACACTCCAAAATCCCTCTCCTGATTCATCTGTATAAGGATGATAATAATGGCAGGTAAATATACTGCCATTTTCAGTTTTACCTTTAAATGTTTCAATTGTACGTTTTTTCTGGTTATCCGGATTTAAACAATTTTCTTTAATTGATTGTTCAACAAAAATTACAGAAATATTATCCATTATTTAAATAATAAAATTCTTTTCTTTAACAAAAATTCAAACGTTTAATATTTTTTTTAAGACAAAAAATCAAAATTAAGAATTTAATTAATTATTTTTACATTTTCCATTTTTCTTACATATACTCATACATTTAGCTATAAAATCTTTAGATGTTCTTTTTCCTTCATCTTCATAAAATTCAGAAGGGGTTCCGTTAACAAATACGATAATTGTCGGGTAGGATTTTACTAATTCTGGCATATCTTCTTTTATTTTTTGCAAATGCGCATTATGTTTTTCGCAATTAAATGCTGCAAAATCACAAAATCCACACATTTTACCAGCTTTTTCCCATTCATTTTTTACGGCTTTACAATGTCCACACCACGGAGCATAAAATAATAACATAACCACTCCATCTTTATTTTTTAATTGCCAAGGGGCTGCAGATTCAAAATCAGATGGGGTTAATTCCCTAATATATCTGTTATTTTTTCCAAAATAATCCGCACTTTCACGTTGCATATTTTTATTTATTTATATTTTTAGCTTTTATTTTATCGTAATAAAAAAGTTTATATTATTTTAGTTTTCTTATAAAATTAGTATATTTATTTTATAAGAAAATGAATAAAACAACTATAGATACGATGAATTGGGAATATAAACCCGATGGATTAATAAAAATAAATATATTTGTCACCGGTGAATCGAATATATCGATAAAATCATGGGCAGATTTTTTCTATTATTATAAAAAAATAATTAAAATAGATTTTATGAATATTACAGATGAAAATGATATTTATGACTACCCTGTCCCAGAAGATAGAACAAGATTATTAGTTATAATTACTACAGATGATTTATTGACCAAAACAAAGATCATGAATTTTGATTTATAATTTAAGCATTTTTTTTAATTTAAGAGACATTTGACCAGGTTTTGCTCTCTCTAAAATTTCTTTCGAAGGAAAATTTTTAATTCTCGTTTTTAAATATGCATTATGATTTATAGCATATCTAATATAAGGACATTTATCGGATCTCTCTAAAACAGCAGATTTAAATATAAAAATTGCGTTTTCACATAGAAAATTACATTCTTTTAATTTTTTACATTTTTTATATATAGCTAAACCACAATATCCTTCTAATATAGTGTTTTTTAAATCGTTTTGGGAATTATTTATTTTTAGAATACATTTTTGGTCATTATTTTTTATATGAAATGTTTCTCCTGTTAAAGTATTGAAAAATAAAGAATTTGAACCTATTTCTATAACTTTATTTCCTTTTTTATCTATAAATGGTCTACCACAAAAAAACCAATTAAATTGCATAATTTCGTTACTATATTGATTAATTATAGGAGATAGATAGAAACGCCATTTATTAGAATAGATGAAAACCGTAGATATAAATTTTTCGTTCATTTAAAAATGAAAAATATTTTTAAAATATTACAAAATAAAATTTTGAAAATCTCTAATAAATTGAAATTTTTAGAAAAAAGTTTTTTAAATAAAATATAAAATGGCAAATCCTGCAAAAATGATATTATTAGGCGGAAAAGGCAAAAAACCAACGGGAAGAATTACTAAACCTTCTTTCCAAAAACCTTGTGAAATAAGCGCAACTCTTTTTGAAAATATTTATAATTCTCCAGATAGTGAAGACTGTAAATGGCCAACAAATTTAGTAGGAGGAAATGTTAAAAATTGTAATTTTGTATTAGAAATTTATTCTACTCCAGAATATCCATCAGGAATTGTTGAATATGGCGAAAATAAAATAGTTTTAGTTAAAATACCAGCAGGCACCAAAATTTATCATGCCACCTTCGTTCCTCCCTTTGAAAAAACATGGTTTAATTATAGATATCCAGAAAATTTAGAAAAAGGGATGGTTTGGTTCGCATCTACGATAGATCATGCCTCAATGGTTAATTATAATTATATGTTAACCTATATTACTAAAAAAGATATGATTGTCGTTTATGAAAAAAATCTTAAAATATATAATAAAGGAAATAGTCGCACAAGAGGTTATGAATATTTACCTATTATATCTAATATTAAAAGTTTTTTATATCCAAACATAAAAATAGATGGATATATAGGCTGTAATGAATGCGAATTTGGAATATTTAACACCTCAATAGAACATTGTTTAGAAAAAACTCCTATAGATATTACAGAAAAATCTTTGAAATATATGGGATAAATTGTGAAATAATATTTTTATTTTCAAGAAAAATGATTTTTATTTTTGAAAAAAAATAAAAATAAGAAAAGTCAAAAAACAGAAATTAAATAATTTTAATTTTTATAATTCGATATTTTATGAATATTGTAGATATTACTAAAAAAAATTTTGAAAAATGCAAAAAAAATAATATTAATTCTCAAAGTATTAAATATTTTTACAATCCTCTTTTCGAGATTAATAAATACAGAAAATATGAGAATACAAAAATAGATGTCGTAAATTCCGATACTTTAGATCTTGCGTTATCTTTATCGAAAAACACTTTATTATTAAATATGGCAAATCCTATAAAGATAGGAGGAAATTTAAATATTATCGGTTCTCAAGAAGAAGATTTGTTTCGTAGAACAGATTTATGTTTACATTTAACACAGGATTATTATCCTTTAAATTCGACATTAGTTATTTTATCTAAAAATGTAAAAGTATTTTCAAAAGGATTGCGTCATAATTTCGAAGAATTAAAAGAGATTGAAACTATGAATATAATTTCTTGTGCGGCGATAAATAATAAAAATTTAGGACAATATTTATCGTTTAAAGAGACCAGATTAATGACAGATAAAATAAAAACAATATTTCAAGTCGCTGCAGAAAATGGATACGATAATATTGTTTTATCTGCTTTTGGATGCGGAGGATTTAATTGTCATCCTGAACAGATTGCCAATATTTTTAAGAAAGTGATATCTGAATTTTCTGGTTGCTTTATCAATATTATATTTGCGATATTTGATGAAAATTATCCAAAATCAAATTACGCAATATTTAAAAATGTGTTAAAAATATAATATTTTAAATATTTTTAATATTTTTCTGATTTTTTTGTCAGAAAAATAGACGTTACTTAAGATTTTATACTTTTTAGGAAATTTATTTTATTTTCAAGGCTTTGCATAATTCTTGCTTATTCATTTTAGAACGGCCTGCGATATTTTTATCTGCAGCTATTTTTTTAAGTTCGGTAATTTTATAACTATCACATTTTTGTTTAGTTACGATTTTGCATGTTTCACTTTTGCTTTCGCGGCCCTCTCTTTCAGGAATTTTTACTTTTTTAGTTGTTTTTTTAACAGGTTTTTTAGTAGAAGTTTTGGTAGTCTTTGTCTTTTTTGCGGTAGATTTTTTAACAACTTTTTTTTCGGGTTCATCAGATAGTATCTGTTTTACAGTTGAAACTGAATCTTGAAATTCTTCCATATGTTTAATCGCTTTAGCATCATTTAAATAATGAACGACGGGCAATTCAGGCAATTTATGTTTCTCACGGACAGCCTCAAAATCTACCATAATAGTTTGAAAATCCTTGTAACTTTTTTTACTATCAAAAATTAAACTCGAATTATTAATACAGCCAACTAAACTAACAATATGCGAATAATATAATGTTAAAGCAACATTACGCGCATCTTTAGCATCTACTTTAGAAACATTATCGGTTTTAAATTTATTTTTGAGATATTTTTTCCATTCTGTTTTTGTCGCTAAAGGATCAAGATTTTTAATATAATAAGATATATAACCTAGAAAGATTTTTTTATCTGTTGACATTTTTATAATTATATAAATATAAATAAAAAAATGATAATTAAAAAATATATATAAAATCATAAATTTAATTAAAACAAATTTATATGCAAAGAGAGCCCGCAAAATTTATAATAGATAGAATGAATGAAATTGATTTATATATATCAATTCAGGCCATTATTTATTTAGTCAATTTTACTCGATTCGATGGAATTTTTTGAAAAATTTAACTTAAAAAATGTTTTATTATTACTATTCAACTCAATTGCTTTTTTATCTCTAGCTTTCGCGGCTTCAAGTTCTGTGGAAAATCCACCCAAATATATTTGTTTCCCATTTACGCTTATTCCAGCATACCATTTTTTACGCTCCTTATGGTAACGAACACCTATGTATTTTGAATCGCAATTTTTTGATAAAAATTTTGATTTGTTTTGATTATTTTGAATAACGTTTAAAATTCTTAAATTAGATCTTTGATTGTTAAGAGAATTACTGTCTATATGATCTATCATATCAGGACCTCCATATTCCATGATAAATCTCGGCAAAGCGATAGTTTTGGCACAAACAGTGCCATTTACACGGTTACCTCTAACATACCATTTATATTTCATAATATTATAATAATCTTCGTCGGATACCATTGTTTCCCCCGTTTTTTTCTTATTCTTATCAAAAAGCTCAATTACAGCTACTCCATTATCATTTCTTTTTATGGGTTCGCTCAACATTTTCTTTTCTTTTTGTTGTTTTTCTTCTTTTATTAAAATTTCTCGCTTATATATTGCTTCTTCGACTGTAGAAAATCCACAGTATTTTTTTCGCTTAAAAGATACATAGTACTTGTTTTTATCTTTATTTATTCCTTTTGGCAAATTATCTTTTTTTACTAAACCTATGTTTTCTATAAAATTATCTGGCTTTTCTACGCCATTTAATTTTTTAAATTCTTGTAAATTATGTTTTTTAATAAGCAAATCATAATGGTATGCTGCGTGTATTTCATTTAAATATAAAAAATTATAATGCATGTTATTATATTTTAATTGACATTGCCACCAATTCTTATAGGTAGCTCTTGAAACGCCATAATATTTGCTAGTTGTGTTATCTCCCTTACTTCTATTAAGAGTATTTTGTAAATAAGTTACCTCTCTCAAATTTTTTAATTGATTGTCTAATTTATTATTATTTATATGATCTATATGTGTTTTTGGCGTAATTTTATTTTTATAAAATATGTAATAAACATAACGATGTAATCTATAATTTTTATTTTTAATTTGGATTATGGCATACCCGTCACTATAAAAAATAGGATACATATTATTTTTAATGTGATAATATAAGTCTTTGTCTACAATTGTTTCTCCTAATAATGTTTCGTCGTCCTTTTTTTTGAGCATAAATGTATATTTATCCAACATTTCTTGGTTTATCTCATTGTTTGAAATATTTGAGGCTATCTTCATATTTTTTTGGTGAATTTTGTTTTTATAGTGTCTTTTAAGGTTAAATTCAGATGAAAAACATCGATTACAGAGATTGCATTTGCTCGTCATCTAATTACTTTATTATCAAATTAAAATTCTTTAATATATAAAAAATTATATTGTTAAGATAATTTAAAGAAAAATTTTCAAATTAAATAAATTAAAAATAGATTTATATGCAAACAGAACCAGCAAAATTTATTATAGATAGAATGAATGAAATTAATTTATGCATCTCGATTCAAGGCGGCATCGCAACAGGAAAATCGTCGCTTTTAAATTCTATTAAAAAAAATATTAAAAAAAATAATCTATGCGCTCTTAATGATTTAGAATTTGCAGATTCTTTTGATGAGCATAATAAATATTTAGTAAACGGAGTTCAACAAAATTCAAACCAAAGGTTTGAATTTTTGTTAAAAGATTATTTTCTTTTATTAGATGAACCCTTAGATGAATGGAGAAAAGAGATTTATTCCATACAGACAAAAAATAACATTAATGAAAATACAGAAATGTCTTCTATACTTAATTTGTTTTATAAAGATATGAGTAAATATGGATTTTTATTTCAAATTAACGCTTTTACATCGAGATTAAAAAATATAGTCGATCAAATTAGTTTAATTAAAGATCATAATAAAAATTGCCGTATTCATATTATAGCTGAAAGATCTTTGAGAACAGATAGGTTATTTTTTAATAATCTATATGAAAATAACGTAATTACACAAGTAGAATGGGACATTTATAACAATTTTTTTAATTTAATTTGTAATGAAATTGTTAAAAAAGAGGATATAATGATATATCTTCGTGTATCACCAGAAAAATGTTATGAAAGAACTCAAAAAAGAGATAGAAAAGAAGAAAAAAATAATCAAGAAGATACAGAAAATGGCGATAAACAAACCGGAGTCTCCCTTGATTATTTAAAAGAACTCCACGACCAACATGAAATTATGATTAATAATTTCCGTTTAGAAAAAGGCAAAAAAGTTATAGATATCGATTTTGAAAAAGATATGGATGAAGAAGGGATAGATTTAGTGGCAAATAATTTAATGGAAAATATTTTTTCTATTTTAAAAGAAAATTCGGAAGAATCAGAAAAGAATGGAAATTCTGGAGTTTCTTTTTTAGAAAGCGTGAACTTTTTTTAGGAAAAATATAAAATAAATATTTTATTTTCTGTAATAATTATAAAATATAAAAATGGAATTCTCACCTATAAAAATAGCGGTTATAATCTTAGTAATTGTTGTAATAGTTTGGTTATATTACCATTATTCTTCAAAATGTACAAGAGATTCTCCCTGCCCTCCACCCACTAATTTATATCAATATCTACCTGGAAAAAATATAGTGGGAGATGATATTGGATTTTATCCAAATTTAGCGGGTAATATTCCTGCATTAGAGAATATGTGTAATGGGATGATGAATTGTTTTTCTTTTACGTCAAATGGACATTTAAAATATTCTGCGGATCCTTCAAAAATCGTTTCTTGCCCTGATTTATATATTAAAACAAATATAAATCCAGCGTCAACATATTCATTTTATCCAATGTCAAATATCGTAGGAGAAAATATATCTTATAACCCAGATTTAAGAGGTAATATTTCTGCATTAGAGCAATTATGTAATTCTAATCCCATGTGTTTAGCTTTCACAGACGCAGGATATTTAAAATCCGCAAGCTCTCCTATTGTTAACCAAGATGGAGCTAGTTTATACGTTAAAAATTAAAAATAATATTTCTAAAATATTATTAAAATCGAAATATATTAGCTATTTACATAATTTTTCACATTTTAATGTGAAAAATATTTAAAAATATGAAAAATAAAAAGAGATTTTATTTTCGTTATTACTTTTAAATCATTAAAAATGAAAACTGCAAAAATAATATTAATATTGACAATATTGTTTGTAATAGTTGTTGCTTTTACAATCTCTACAAAAGAATATTATCACTCAGAAAAAAATCCAGTTCTAGATGAAATTAGAAGAAGATTTACTTTATTATCACCAGATTATGCAAAAATACCTTTAAAGACTGGAAAAGAATCATTTACTGAAGATAAATCTGTTATTACTTTATGCATAACCAACCCTATTACAAATTCCTATTATGATATGAATACTTTAACCTATGTTGCTCTTCATGAATTATCGCATGTATTAACTAAAGCAGAGGGAAAAGAATCTCATGGTACAGAATTTAAAGGAAATTTTACAAAATTATTGGACCAAGCTGCACAATTAGGACTTTATAATCCAAATAAAGCGATACCAGCCACCTATTGTAAATTATAAGGTTTTAAACGTATTTTTTTGAATTATTTTTTATAATTCAAAAAAATAATAAATTAAAAAATGAAATAAAATTATTAAAAAATATTTCATTTCATTTGGTTATGATTTTTAATGCAAAATAATATTTTTGCTGTCACCCTTACGAGAAACGAAATTCCATACATGAAAATTCAAACACATATTGAGGTTACTGCAGGGTCTTTAATAGATCATATTTATAATAATTATCATATTGCTTGTTTTCTAAGGTTTGGAACAAAAAATCTTAGATATAATGACAAAATTTTTGACATATGTGGTTCTGAAAATGCCGAATTAGAATTTGTATGTTCTGATTAAAAACATTGAACCATTAAAAAATTTTTTTCTTCACTTAACAAGTGAAGAAAATAAAATCTATATGGATAAATAATAATTAAAAAAAATGAAATAAAATTATTAAAAAATTTTTATTTATTGAGGAATTAAAAATGATTGTTACGTTTAGAAAATACAATATTTTTACATTTACAAAAAATTATGATAATGATTATGGATATTCGTATTTTTGGAGTAAAGTAGCAGAGGTAAATGCAAGTTTGGATGAAATAAAAAACGTAATGGGATCTGTTTCGAATGGCGGAAAAAATATTCCTATAATTATTTCTAATCTCAATAATTTTATTTTTGAACAGATTAAAAGCGTACAAGGTAAAAAATCTCCTACTATAGGTGAATTTTTGGAACCAAAAGCATATTTAAAAAGTGAATTTATATCTATGAATAAAGAATTTGGTAAACCTGTTTCAAATAAAGATGTAATTGAGATTTTATTTTTAGGAACGATGAGATTTAGAAAATGTACAGTATATTTAGTTATACAATTTAGTTATCTTACATCGAAAGTAAGAATATTGGCTTATGGAACCGACGAAATTTTACATAATGGAGGATCTTTCGGTACAGATTTGGAAAGTGTAGATAGAGATTTAATAATCGCAAATGTCGATAATCTTATTAGAGAAAGATTATTATCTAAAAATTTAAATATTAATTGCACGGCTTTGGAGAAAATAAAAAAGGGTAATTATACTTTATTTGTTTAAAAATAAAATAGTATTTTTTGTTAATTTTTAAATTAAGCGTTTTTATTTCCCTTGAGGGGAATAAAAACAAACGATTATGTTTTTAATTTAACGTATAATAAATTATTTATTTTGATTTTTTGAATTTAATTATTTTATTAAATTATTTATTTTCACATTTTAATGTGAAAATGATACATTTCATTTATTTTTTATTTATTACATGGAAAAGTAGGACAATAAGCAGATGGTAAAAAAATCCCAGTCGAACAATTTTGACAGCCATTATTTCTACCGTTTTCACACGGTTTTCCCGTATTGTCTGCGTATCCATCCCAAATAAAGCAATAACCTGGAGGAATTTTTGTTAGCGCAAGCGGGCATGTTTTGCATTTTCCAACATTTGACAAGTCGTTAATTGCACAAGGTTTTCCACTAATAGAACACATTCCTAATTCACAAGTCTCCCCAGGAAGATTGCATATATTATACTGTCCGAAATTTTCAATTTTCCTATATTTTAACAAAAAACATATTAATATTACCATTATTATTAAAATTATTAAGATGGTCATAAAAATTTATTTTACTCTTTATTTAAAATAAATATTATCATAACAATAAATAAAAAATGGATATAAATCTACCTTTTTCTGAATATTATCCAAATTCGAATGATAAATTTTTAGACCCTTTATTTGTCCCTTATCACCGTTATAATGTGCCCATAGATGATCAAGGATGTAATATACAATTAAATACATGGCAAAATATGGGAGAAATAGGTACATATTTTGATAAAAGTCAATTAAGAATAGACTGGAATCAGGATTATCAGAAAATTTACCCTAATGATCCTTGTGGTCCAGGTTGGCATGATTTAGGAAATGGAATCTGTTCAAAAATACACGAAGAAGCAGCAGATTCTAATTTTTATACAAAAGATCAATTTAGAGTTCAATATCAATATCCTAATAATTACACTATAAATTTACGAGATGAAAAAAATGTAAAAACGATAAATGAAAAATATGGAAGAAATTCCCCTACTTTTAATGGAGCTAATTTCAATCCCAAAATTAATAATTATGTGAATTATTATGATACGAAAATCACTAAAGATATGAGAAAATACGGAGGATTACCAACTAGACATTCTTATCTCGGACTTTAAAGATTACATTATTTATTATTTTTTTCACTTGTATAAGTGAAAAAAAATATTATTGACTGATTTTTACCAAGCAAATTCATATTCTACTTTCCCTTTTCTTGGAAGACCTCCATTTCCAAATGATCCAAAACAAATTGAAATATAGGACTCTTCTTTCAAAAATCTAGGATAATTTATTGTCTGAACAATATAATCACTTACTTGTGTTTCCATAATTTCTGGATCTAATTCGACCACATTTTCTCTTATTTCGTCTAAGCTATTACCGGAATAAATATATTTCGTGGCATCATTTCCAATTTTTAACATAACTTTATCTGATTGAGTTTCGATAATATAAACATAAGGAAATATTAATTTTAATTCTTGATTTTTATTGTCAACGCCAACGACAATAAAAGGTCTCGGGCCAGATCCGGGTTCGCATCCTAAACACATAAATCCTTGAGCTCCTACACATAGATCAACTTCTTCTGGAGCTCCATAATAAATAATAAATCGTGCTTCACCTCCCTCTAAACCTCCAGGATAATAATATAAATCACCAATATCTTCTAAATCCCAAAAAGGACTATTCGGTTTTGGTAATTTTTCAGTAATAACAGATCCGAAATTTTTTAATAATCCAGAGCAATTCATCGTTTGAATGTCCATTAAATTAGTACAAAAATAATCTCGATTTTTTATTTTTTTGGAAATAATTTTTCATTTTTCAAATTATATTTGTTCATTTTTCAAATTTTAAAATTAAATCTTTTTGTTTGAATTTTTTCAAACCTTAATTTGAAAAAATTATTGACTAAAATAAAAATGAAAAATAATATAATTTTTAGATAAAAAAGTCGAAATATTGTTATGAAAAAACGATCAAAAGAAAATAACAATAAATTAGCAAACTCTTTTTATGATGGTAATCAAGGAGTTCCATATAAAATTACATTTAATGATAAAGAATTAAAAAGAATATATTATCATAAAAAAGTTAGTTATAATGATCTATCTGAAGAAGGAACGGCTTTGATCGATACACGTGATTTTTCATTAATTTTGATTAAAGATGGAGTTAATATTGTTGTATTTCGTAAAACATTAGTGGATCCAGTGTGGTATCAAGTAGGTTTAGAAATACCTAAAACTTGGATATTAGGATATCACGCATTTTATATAACATCTGGAACATTATTAGAAGGTTGTAATGAATTTTATACTAATAGAGACTCCTATAACATTAGTTCGGATTATTTGACCAATAATTATCGTAATTTGGTAATGTTATCCTCTCTTAATTATAATATGAAAACGTTATTTTGCGGAATAAATTTTTGGAGAACATTTAAGCAAGATAATAACAAAAAAACAATCAATATATGGTTTGACAGAAAAAGAAAAGATTACGATATGTGGATCAATAATTCTACGTATAAATTTTTGTTACTTTATAATATTTTAATGAATGCATCGATCCCAACTGAAATTTATAAATATATAATCTGTATTGGAAATATTATGTGTTTGTGGCCTTAATAAAAATATATTTTTCATTTTTCGAAAATTTTAATTTCTTTGAAAGAAATTAAAAATGTTTATTTTGTTAAATTACATGTATTTTTGACGTTTTAACGTCAAAAATATCCTCTTTAAAAATAATTTTTTATATATGATAGCTATTTATATGACTATTTAACTGTAACTTTTGATTAAAAAATTCATAACAATATTCGCAGATGTAAGGTTTTTCTCCAGTGTGAATTATGATATGCCTCTTTAAATGTCCGCCTTGTTTGAATGTTTTATCGCAATATTCACATTTATAAGGAGAATAGCCGGTATGAATTCTCATATGAACATCTAAATCGCTTTTTCTATCAAACTTTTTATCACAATATTTGCAACCGTAACGTTTTTCTTGGGTATGAAGTTTAACATGTCGCACTAAATAGCTATTTAGCGCGAATGTTTTATCGCAATATCCGCATTTGTAAGGAGTCTCTCCTATATGAATTGTTGTGACGTGATTTTTTAAATCACTACTTTGTTTGAACGTTTTATTACAATATTCGCATTTATAAGGAGTTTCTTTAGTATGAATTCTGATATGTCTTTTTAAACTGGAATTGTAATTAAAGGTTTTATCGCAATATTCGCATTTATTAATTGAATTTTCTGAAGAAAATTCAAGAAACGAAGTATTTATTAAAAAATTATTGTCAAAAATACCAATAAATTTGTCTGCAATTTCTTTATTTTCAAATTTTACTTCTTCAGAGTTACATTTCATTTTAATAATGTTTAAAAATTAAAAAATAAAAATATTCACTTTTCTAAAAATTTTCAATTCTTCATATCAAATATGAAGAATTTTTATTTTATTAAAATTGAAACTTTTAATTTCCATGCCTATGTGGATAATCTCTTCCACAGTTATATCCACAATTAACCGGAGTATATATTTTAAAATATTGATATGTATTTGAAATAGCGATTACTTTGTTTCTTTTATCGTGAATAATTTTCGAATAATGTGGATTACAAATAAATACTAATTTATTAATTTCCATACAATCATATATTTTTCCTATATCTATATTGTGAAATTTATGCTCGAAATAAAATTTTCCTACCTGCATAGATTCATTTAACCCTATTTGCATAGTTTCTTCCTTGTTTATCGGTATAAAAGGTAAATCGAATTTATTTTTATATTTTTCATCTGTGTGACCAATTAAAAATATGTCATATAATTGTAATTTATTCATTAATTTTGTAAATAATAATTTATCATTTTCTGAAAAAATAAAATTTGGATCATTTTGTTTAACAGTTGAGTGATTAAAACGACATCTATAATTTGGGACATGAAATGATAAACAATTGCTTCCAAATCTACATTCTCTGGGTAGTTCGTTTCTAGGCCTCTCGTATTCTCTCACTCTAAAAATAGAAAGAGGCGGTTGAACAGGGTTTTCTTTTATAATTTCACTTACTCCACAATTTCTTATTAAACTTTTAATAATAATTTCTGTTTTTCCATTTCCATAATTTGATAAATTAACGTTAAAATCTGTTAAATGATAATATATATCTGGATTAAATGTAATATCTTTTATATATTTATTAATTTCGTTATAATTACCCATTGTTAATTGTTCTAAAATTAAAATATAGTCAATTTGCTGATCAATGTTTTCAAATTTAGGTACCTCTTCCGTTAATAATTGATATTTTAAGAGATCAAAACCACCTGTATCGACACCTTCTAAAGTAAATATAACAGGCAATTTTTTTATAGAAAAATTACCACATTCTGTACACGAAGATTCGCATTGCCACTCAAATGTAGGAATTTTAAACGACGACCCATATTTTTCAATATTTTTAACAATTTCAAAATCGTAAATTTCTCGTAAAGATGGAATATAATTATCATTTATTTTTATATAACAATTTGGATGACTTTTCACAAGAGTGTCGAATAACGATAGAGTTCTTTTCATTTTAATCGGTCGAATCAAAAATAAAATATTTTTATTTAATTTCTAATTTTTTATTTTTCACATTGGTTAAATTACATTTTTTCTGACGTTTTAACGTATGTGAAAAATACTTTTGTTATTAAATTTATAAACGCGATATTCTTAATGAATTTGTTCCTATATTATACCATCTAGCTGGAATATCAGATACCGCACATTCAGCTATTATAATTTGAGGTATTTTATCTATATTTACTATAGCTGATGTCGAGATTTGAGATACAGAATTTGATGCAGGTAATATCTGTCTATTTGATTTATCTATTGATCTAATTGTGGGATAAGAAATTTGGCAAAGTAAATATATATTGTTAAGATCTTCTCCCAGAGCATAAACAATTCCCTCAAAAAGAATTAAATAATTCCCTTTATTTGTTATAGTTATCGAATTTATTGTTGTATATATTGTATCTTCAATTTGTACACCTATGGACGGAAAATATATAACATTTGAATAATAATTTGAGTATATTTTCGTATCATTTTTAGATGTCTGACTCATGCCATAAAAACAGGATAATAAGCACAAAATAATAAAAAACATTTACAAAATTGTTTGTTATATAAATTTTAATTTATTATTTTTAATATCTTTTTTGAAATAAAAATATTTTTGAGATTTTTAAATCTCAAAAATAAATGTGATTTAGAATAAAAATATTTTTCTAGGGAAACAAATTCGCATAAAATATTTATATATAATAAAATGCACATCTTTTACAACGTTTTCTCCGATCATTAACATTTTTGTATAAACTTCATTTCTGTATATAACATTTTTTCCTTCAATACTTTCCCATTTATAAAATATCCTATTTCTTTTTCCAAGATAATACCATCTTTTTATATCTGGGTCCCATCTACCTCCCAATTTTTTAACCTCATCTTTTTCTTTAAATTGAACACAGATATAATTACGCTGCACTAGGCTCATTTAATATCAAAATAAATTCTTTTTCTTTTGAATATTTTTCATTTTTAGAAAAATCGTATTTATTTTTAGAAAAATCATGTTTATTTTTCTAAAAATGAAAAATATTTATGTTAAAATTAATTTATTACAAAGTAATATGAAATAACGATTTTAAGCATGAATAATATCGTCGCATTACAATTAATTTTATGCAATAACAAATTGGATATTATAACGGTTATAGCATTAAAAAGAGTTTGTAGATTTATTTGGACAGATGAAATCGCTCATTTTTGTTGTAATGCATTATTTGATTACGAGGATGATATAGTAAATAATTGGACTGAAAAATTTAATCAATATTGTTTAAGAAAATTTAATTTTTCAAAAGATAATAGCTTATGTTTTTACTGGGATTCGACGATCGATTTTAAATTATCTGGTAAAATATTATTAATAGATTTATTATACGATGATAATGAAGAAATAAGCATCATAAATATAACATTTGAATATAATAATTTAAAACTAACAGCAGATGCAGATTGTTGTAGTTATTCGTGGTTTACCACTATAAATGGTCATGAAAATACGTTTACAGATTTAGTAGGCAAACAATTATCGTGTATAAAAGAAGCAAAAGAAATATATGAATTTCCTGAATCAAATTATCAAGATTGTGATATGTATATTATTTATTTTTTTGAAACAATACAAGGAGTTCAATATCCATTTGCTTTACGCAATTCATCTAACGGTTATTATTCAGGCTCTATTTATTTAGAATGGGAAAAATCGGTAACTTCTTATTCAAATATCGATATAAAAGATGATGTTAACGTGGTGATAATAGTAGGTTTACCGGCTGTGGGAAAAACATCTTTTGGGCAACAAATGTTCGTAAAAACTCATCATATAATAGACGATTCATACTTGGATGATAATATAAAATCCAATTCGTACATTATTAGAGAAATCTTGCAATTATTGACGAATGGAGAAAGTGTATGTATAATTTCAGCAAAATTTACAGATTTTAATTATTATTATAGTAAAATAATAGAGCCGTTATTAGAATTTATAAACAGAGATAAAATTATAACTTATTGTTTTATTCCTGATGTTGTAAGATCTTGCGAAAATAATAAAGAACGAAATGATTATTTTAAAAGGCAGAAAGACAATGATATTAAAAACATGTCCCAATATTATGATATTAATAATAATTATGTTAATAAACGTTTTTTATTGTAATATTATTTTTTGCTTTCAAAAAAGATTTTTTGAATTAAAAAATTTAATTCAAAAATATTTAATTATTTTTATTTTTTATAATAATATTTCGTCTGGAAATAATAACGGCTCTTCTGCGTATGATTCATGATGTTTTTGTCGACATTTTTGTTCTGCAGCTAAACAAGCTTGTTTGTTAGCACCCGACATACTCATACATAAAAGGTACATTTCGGTGCATATATCTGGAAAAGGCGGATGAGGTGGTGGAACGACAGGACACGTTATTTTACATTTCATTAAGTAAAAAATTAAGATAATTACGCCTACAGCAATTAAAATATATAAAAGTGTATTATTTTCCATTTTTATTTTTAATAAAGTGTAAGAAAAATATTTTTATTTATTAAAACAATTTAATATTTATTTAATATTTTCCATTTTGGCAAACGTAGTTCAACAAAATTCGAACTAAAGGTTTGAATTTTCGTTAAAATCATTTTTTTCATCATTTTCCATTTTAATGTTATATTTTTCATTATTTTCTATTTCGATATAATCTTTTTTATTCTTTTTATCCCATTCAATACAATTTTTACATTCATCTATTATAGCGAAAATTATAACTAAGGGCAACCAAAAAGGAGATGCAATTATTATTAAAATAACTAAAAGCGGAAAAGTACACCACTGAAATAAACACGAATCGTCACCACAAAACCCATAAGGATTATTTTTATCAAATAAAGAACAAAAACAATCCATATTTTTATTTAACTTTTCTTATCTTTTAAAATAAGAAAATTCATTAAATTTATTTTTATTTTTTAGAGAACCATTTTTTTCTTTGATCAAAAGTCTCTTTTGTAGTTAAATCCCTTCCTTTACTGATATTTTTTGTTATAGACTCTATCATTTCTATAATTTTGGTGTTTATAATTTCATTATTTATTATTTTTTTTACTCTCCTCATAAAATTGTGAATAATTTTAATCTCTGCCGCACAATCATAACAATGGTCTAACCCTTCATAGAAATCAAAAGGATGATCATAATATTGTACCCTTGTTACCCTATTAAAATAAAACATTTGCTCTTCATATTTTTTATTATCATATAAAATTTCTCCCTTTTCTAAATCCTCCAAAGTTGTTATTAATCGACATTCCGTTGTTGTTTCTCTTCCCCAAACTGGAAAAAATATTTTTCCATCAAGATAACTCGTTTTTCCTGCTTCCCATGGCAATCTAAATTTTAACATACTGGCTTTAGGTTTCAATAATTTTACCCAATTTTTTTGCATCTCCATATCATTTTTAATAGATTTTTCAACTTCAATGTTCGATAATTTGTAAGGATCTCCAGTTCTAATATCGCTTATAAACAATATAGATTTATTCATTTTTAAACTTTCTTTACAGGTTTCATCGGTAAAAAAATCTTGTCTAATTTTTATTTTATTCGTCTCTTTAGCAATAAAAGGTGATGGATCTACGAGAAAAAAACTCAAATTCGGAAAAAGTTCTGAAAGAAAATTTGTGTGAGTTCCAGGAGCCGCTCCTGCATAAACTACTAAATCTCCAGGTTTTGAATATAAAGATAAAAATTCTAATTCGGATATAAATAACTTGCGTTGCCCCCAATGATTTACGCTTCTACATTCATGAGGAATTTTTGTGAATGGTTTCTCTGGAGCGCTATCTATTAAAATTCTACATAGATTTTCGATAGGTATTTTTTCCAAGTATTCAAAATTTTCAAAAGTAACCTGTTTTAAATGAGAATTTTTTGTAAAATCAATATCTTTTACGTTTTTTTTATTACATTTTTGAATTTCGTTGTAAATTCTATCTACAGAAATTTGCTTATTTTCATGGATAAAAAACATAAAAAAATAAAATGTTTTTTTAGAGAAAGCGATTATCCAAAAAATTATCAAATTTATTTTTCATTTTTAAAACGAATAAAATATTTTATTCTTTTTACATTGAAAATACAAAAAATAATTGAAAATGTAAAAAATAAATGCAAATAAAATATTTTTCACATTTTTAATGTGAAAAATAAGTGTAATTTAATTTTAAATATTTTTTATTTAATCTGAAAAAATATTTATTATTTTAATTTATCGAGTTCTAATTCCTCATTTATTACAGAAGAATATAAATTAATATCATTTTCAATATCCATACTCCCTTCGATATCAATATTATTTTCTGTATTGATATTATTTTCGATATCTTTTCCACAATAGCATTCGCATTCATCTTTTTCAAGTTTATTTTTAAAATATTTTAACGCAAAAAGAGTCGTAAGACAACATAATAAAACTCCTAATACAACCGCTAAATTCCAAAATACGTAATCTGGAGTTTTTTCGCAAATATTTGTCGGTACCATCGGCGTTCCCGTTTTATTGCAACATTTATATATTGCGTTATAAGCCTCGTTAAATATATTTCCATATATTTCTTTTTTTTCACTAAAATATCCGTTACTTAACTGTCTATTCCAAATTTTATACGACATAACATGATTTCCGAAAATATTCGGTGAACAGCCTCTTATTTCAGGGATATTATTAGCGCTAGGAATTATATGTTCTACTTCGTAACAAGAAGGTTCAGTTAACGGACAATTCCATCCATTTGTCCATTTTCCAGTAAAATTGCACCAAGAGCCTTCACAGCGAAATTGAGAATTTATTATTTGTTTATATTGGTCATTTGAACCTATTTTACATAATAAATCGGTTCTAGTAATAAATGTTTTTTCTACAAAATAATAATTATTATTGTTCGAAGAGCCATGTTCTAGGTACAATTTAGTGTGAGGACAATCATCGCAAATAATAAAGATAAAAAATAAAGATAATAACATATTTTATTTTTTGAAATAAAGGTAAAATTGATAATTCAGTTTTATTAATTTAAAAATTAAAAATAAAATATGAAATAATTAAAATTGTGTGAAAGATTTTTAAAAATGTCACAAAAACAAAGGTATGATCACGATTATTTAACACAATTTTGCGAAGAAAATCAAATTATACTAAGAAAAAATTATCGTGAATTAAATATTACAACAAAAACAATAATTGTGGCAAAATGCGTTGAATGTGACAATGATATGGTCGAAAAATCGTTTAGAAATCTTGTTCGGTATAAAAATTTTAAATGTGAAGAATGTGGTAAAATAACAATAAAATTAAAAGAAACAAATCCGGAGAAGTATGACGACGAAACTTTTCTTCAAAATAAAGAAATAAAATTAAAAGAATGTGATAAAATGTTTACACAGATTAAACGAAAAGTGAAAACCAAATATAATTATGATTATTTAATACAATTTTGTGAGGAAAATGGTTTAATTTTAAATAAAGAATATCAAAATGAAAAGATAACACGCGACACAATAATTTTCGCAAAATGTATTGCAGAAAATTGTGAAAATATATTTAAAAAAAGTTTTCGCTTGCTTGTCGAACATAAAATTATTTACTGTACAATTCATAGTAAAATAGTCATTAATCAACGAATAAAGGAAACATGTTTAGGTAAATATAAATGCGAGAATCCTTTTCAAAATGAGGAAATTAAACGGAAAATAAAAAATACTAATATGGAAAAACGTGGAGTTGAATATCCATCTCAAAGTGAAGAAGTTAAACAAAAAATAAAGGAAACGTGTTTAGATAAATATAAATGCGAGAATCCTTTTCAAAATGAGGAAATTAAACAAAAATGAAGAAAACTAATATGGAGAAACGTGGAGTTGAATATTCTTCTCAAAGTAAAGAAGTTAAACAAAAAATAAAGGAAACATGTTTAGATAAATATAAATGCGAGAATCCTTTTCAAAATGAGGAAATTAAACAAAAAATGAAGAAAACTAATATGGAAAAACGTGGAGTAGAATATTCTTCTCAAAGTGAAGAAGTCAAACAAAAATCAAGAGAAACGTGTTTAATTAAATACGGGTTCGAATATGCAACGCAAAATGCAGAAATTGCTGAAAAACAATTAAAATCTGCGTATAATTTAAAGCCTTATACTTTCCCATCGGGGAGAATAGATAAAGTACAAGGTTACGAGCCATTCGCTTTAGATGAATTAATTGAAATTGAAAATATTGGCGAAGATGACATAGTTACTAATAGAAGGGAAGTTCCTATTATATGGTATGAAGACAGTAACAATAAAAAACATAGATATTTTACAGATATATTAATAAAAAGTCAAAATAGATGTATAGAAGTGAAATCTGAATGGACGCTCGAAAAAGATATTGATTTTGTATTTTTAAAACAAAAAGCTACTATAGATACAGGATATAAATGTGAAATATGGGTATATAATAAAAAAGGCAAAAAAGTTGAATGCCATAAAGAAATGAATTAAAATTGGAGTAAAATTTTATACAAGAAAATAATATATATTTTTTACATTTTTAATAATGTAAAAAATAATTGGTATACGAAAAATTTTTATTTTATACAGAAATTTATTTATTATTTTGTTTTCATCATTTTTATTTTTTATTTTTTGAAAAAAATATTGTTGCTTTATTTTAAAGATTTTTAAAAATGAACGGCACTCCATCTCAAAAAAACATTTTAATGATAGCAATCGCTCTTATTATTGTTGCGTGTATTTATATTGCGTATACAATGCCTAATTCTTGCCCTACACAAACGATGGAAATGCCGCACGTTGAGTCATTCGGTCATGGAGGGGGATCAGGAGGTCATTCGGGCAGTCATTCAGGAGGGGGAGCTCGCTCAGGATCAAGAGGAGGTAGTTGGCGAGGAAGAGGAGGTTGGGGACGACGTCGATTTGGGAACCGCTATTATGACGGAGGCCTCGGCTATTTTGGCTATCCCTATTATTATGGCGATTGGGACCCGTATTATCCAATAGTAGGCGCTACCTGCGAAGCATCGACGAAATACTCGCCTTGTAGCACTTTAAGGCCTATAAAAGTAGGCTACGACGCTTTAGGAGCGGGATACGCCACAGAATGGCAGTGTTGCAGTAGTTAAGCGGTATTATTTTAAAAATAAATTTTTATATTTTTTTATTTTTCTGCTTTTTAGCAGAAAAATTAACATTTATTATTTACAATTAAAATAAAAATCTTTCTAAATTTTTTAATTGCCCAAGTAATTTAGGTATAGTTGTGTTATCATTATCATTTAAATAAAGTTCTTCTAAATTAGTTAATTCTCCAATTTCTTTAGGTATTATTTTTATTTCATTTTTAGCTAAATCAAGAAATATTAATTCAGTTAATTTTCCAATTATTCTAGGAACAGATTTAATTTTATTATTAGATAAACTTAAACGTGTTAATTTTAACAATTTTCCAATCTCTTTTGGAATAATCTCTATCTCGTTATCACAAAGACAAAGCGTTTCTAAATAACGTAGATTTCCAATTTCTTTTGGTATAACTTCTATTTTATTATTACGCAAATTTATCTCCTTTAATCTGGTTAAATTTAACAATTCTTTAGGTATAATTCGAATACTATTCTCAGGTAGAAGAATTCTTCGTAATTTATTTAATTCTGCGATCTCTTTAGGAATAATTTCAATATTTTTGTTTCCTACATAAATTTCTTCTCTACGCATTAATCCATCAAAAGAAATTCCCAATTTAAGTTTTTTCATCAACGGAAAACAAATTTTGTAAATTTCATAAGAAGTTAACTCGCCATTAGGAGAGTTCAACCCCAATTTTTTATGATATCTTTTATCAAAAATACCATATTGACATATAAATTTATCCCATATAATATGACTATAACAAATTTTAAATAAAAAATTACAACATTTCATTAAATTCGCAATATTTTCTGGATCTAGAAACAAAATTATATTTTTGTAAATATCTTCCATACTTCAAATTTTATCATATAAAATTCTTTTAAAAAGTAATTAAATTTTTCATTTTTAAAAAAATTATTTTATTTTTTTACATATTTTTTTGAGTTTAATATATTTTTTAATCAAAACGAATATATAATATTTACAAAACCAAATGAAGAAGAATGCAAACCTTTTACGTGGACATTTCATATAGAAAATGGAAAATATATATTAAATGTATGCGGTTATGGAGGAGCTTTTCCATTTGAATTAACGATAATTTCGGAATCATTTTAATAAAAAAATATTAAATAAATATAAAAAATATTTATATTTAAAAGATATTTTGTTCATTAAATAAAAAATGTTTTTATTATTTGCATTATTTTTTATAAATATTTTTACTAAAGAATGTTGTAAATGTAGCGATAATTATGTTTGTGATTCTTCGAGATTTAAAAATAAAACTACTATCGAAATGTGTTGTGATGGAACCTGGTGTGAGTGTTCTACATTAATAGATGGATTTTCGTGTCAAAATACTTGCTTAAGATGTAAATTATGGTTTAATCCATTTTATCGAGTTTTAACAAAAATTCAAACTTTTAGTTTGAATTTTGTTGAACTTTGTTTAATAGACGAATCTGTTATAAATGATTGCTATTTTTTAAATAAAAATAGAAAATTATATACAGAATATCTCTCTTTAGCAATTTTTGAGAGAGGATATTTTCTTAAGAAAATTATGCATAGTTCTCAGGTAAGACATTTAGATTTAGTATTTTGGCCAGCATTTGAATTTGATTCAAATCTATCTCTGGGACAGAGTGTAATTACGCATATAAAATATTATAATATTTCAGAAAATAATTATAAATGTTGCCTACATTTCAACAAGAAACTCTGTTGTGGAAATGGGTGTTTTTGTTAAAAAATATTCAAAAAAATAAAATTCAAAAAATAAAATAAAATTCAAAAAAAAATAAAATAAAATTCAAAAAAAATAAAATTCAAAAAAAAATGAAAAATCTTGTCATTAATTAATAAGATATTTAAGGTAAAATATGGGCAATTGTGTTATTTTGTTAGAAAAGCCGCTTTTAACTATTACAAACTTGGCATTTATACCTGCATTTTGCTTATTTGTAAGATCAGGTGAATATATACAAGCAGGATCATTATTATTTGCTGCTCTAGCTTCAATGTTTTATCACGGAACAGAACCCAAAAGATATACACCACATATATCTAATTTATTTGATTTTAATCCAAGGCTAAAATTAGACCAGATAGGAGCCCTTAGTTGCATGATTGTATTAGCAAATAAACAGATGATTAAAGAATATTATGCGCAAATAATTATCCTTTTAATTTTAATGATAGCATCCGATCTTGTATATTGGACAAATTTTACAAATGCAACAAAAGTATTAATTAGATTAATTACTCATTGCCCATGGCATATTGGTACGTTGGGATATTTAGCATATATTCGCGCATCGAATCCTAAATATCAATTCTAAATTTAGAACAGATATTTTAAAGCAAAAAATAAATTCAAAAATAAAAAAATTAAAAAATAAAATTAAAAAATAAAATTCAAAAATTGAATCTTTAATTACTAAATTTTTTAAAATAAATAAGAATGAGGATAATATAAAAATATCGTTTTATAACATTTCTACCACAAATGTTGGCTCTTTTAAAATGTTGTTACAAGAACAATTAATTAGCACTCAAAATTTAACTGCATTAACAAACAAAGAATTTAATAGATTAAATAACAATATAGCATCAGAATGTTGGTATAACGATATTAACGATATTTTAATTCCAAAAATTCTTTGCACTTTTATTGTTGAATTTAGAGATCAGAATATATCATTTTTAATCAATAACAACGTCAAAAAAGAAAGTAAAAAATCTGGAAATAACGCGTATGTAATGGAAGGTAAAAATGAAGATTCGTTTGGTTTTGGGGTGAGAGTTTATTGTAATAAAGGTAAATTATACATAAGTAGAATAGATATTTTGAAATTGTTATAATACGTTTATCGGTTTTTCTTCACTTTTAAAGGTGAAGAAAAATTATTAAAATTTATTTTAAATGATGATTCTTTCCTGATAAAGCTTGTTATATCTCGCTAAATTCCAAGCTTTTTGTTCCTTACATCCAAACGTCCAAGGGGGTAATTCTACAGTTTTATAATAAAAAATACAATCTTCCATGTTATTTGATTGACTTCTTTTCTTAAAAACTAAACACGTATAATCTCCGGTTATTTGGTCCATTAAATCGCAAAAATTTTGATAACTTCCCGCTAAACCTCCGAAATTAACGTATAATTTTTTACGCTCTAATTCTTCAGGCTCTCTAAATATCATGACGTAAGACGTCGCTTTACGAACATCTGGAGGCATATCTATAGCGTATTGTAAACCTACCATAAATAATTGATTCCAATGTTGACTTCCTAATTTAAATATTCCTTTCATCGTTTTCGATTTAAAAATTGATGGATCATCGCTCACATCATCTAAAATATTTATAGCATTGTTTCCTATATAACCTTTTCCATTTTCTATTTCACAAGTTCTCTGCCTTAATATATGTCTTTTTTCTTCTTCCTCGTCGTAATGATTAGAAACATACAAATGACCAAAAATTTCACAAAATTTTTTATACCCTGAATCTGTACCTATAAAAGCACGAGCTACAGGGTATCGATGTCTTAAGTAGTAGCAAATATTTTCAATTAGGGTTGTATTATGAGTTACAGTATAATCTCCGAGTAAAAATCTTCCGTTTCCATCTATCTGAAAACCATAATATTCGCCTTTTCCTAAAGGTTCTATAGTTATTTTTGACGTGTTCTCAACCTCAAAAGTGTCGCGATTTAATTTATATCCAAAAAAATCATTTAATATTGAAGGGTTAACTAAAATATCGGAGACACTTTTTTCAATAATTTTATTTTCATTATTTCTCAGAACTAAAATATGCGGTTTATTTACCGTATATTCGTCGGCATTACTCTGCTTTATTTTATACATTTCGTCGATCCCTGAACAAATAGACAAAACATTACGTGCTTTACCGTCATCTCCCATTAATAAATCTCCTACTTTTATATCTTGAACAAATTTAATTTTTTTATCAGCCGTTAAAATAAGCGTGTTTTTCCCATTACATTTACCACTTGATGGTACGCCAACTATTATAATTGTAGCGCTCATAGGAATGTCTTCTAAACAAAATTCATTTATAGTAACTTGTTTTTCCATTTTTATTTTTCCTATTTTTTAATTTAAAAGAAAAAATTTTAAAAGTTTTATAAAAAAATAAATGTAATTTATTTTTGACATTATTTAAATTATTTTTTTCTGACGTTAAAACGTCAGAAAAAATCTTATGTCAAAAATATTAAATTTTGTTTAAATATTAATTATTTTATTAAATTTTATATTCGATTTAACTATTTTTATCTGGTTCTGCATTCGCTTCTGCTAAATTATTTAATTTAAAAAATGTTTTGCCACTACTATTCAATTCTATAGCTTTTTTGTCTCTAATTTTTGCAGCTTCAAGTTCGGTGTTAAACCGACCCAAATTAATTGCTTTCCCATTTAATTTTATTCTGGCACCCCATTTACTTCTACTTTTATCATAATGCACGCCAATATATTTTGAACTGCAAGATGGCAATTTAAATTTATTTTGATTATTTTGCGTTGCAGTTAATATTCTTAAATTAGATCTTTGATTATTAAGAGAATTACAATCTATATGATCAACCATATCGCCACCTTTATAATTCATAATAAACCTCGACAACGAAACAGTTTTGCGGTCAACAGTACCATCCACGCGGTCATTTCTGTTATACCAATTATATTTCACCAGATTATAATAATCCTCATCGGATACCATAGTTTCCCCTGTTTTTTCTTTCTTCTTACCAAAAAGTTCAATTATAGCGACTCCATCTTTGTTTCTTTTTATAGGCTCACTCAACATCTTCTTTTCTTCTAAATCATTTGCCTCTTTTATTAAAAAATTTAATTGAGATGTTGCTTCTTCGATAGTAGAAAATCCATAATATCGTTTTTTCTTAAATACGCAATCATATTTATTATTGTTTTTAAATATCCCTTTTGGCATATTATCTTTTTTTATTAAACCCGTTTTTTCTGTAAAATTTTCTGGCTTTTTTACATTATTTATTTTTTTAAATTTTTGTAAATTATTCTGTTTAATAAGCAAATCATAATGATATGCTGCGTGTATTTCATCTGGATATAAAAAATTATAATGCATATTATTATGTTTTAATTGACATTGCCACCAATTTTTATGGCTAGCTCTCGAAACGCCATAATATTTACTGGTTGTATTATCTCCCTTAGCTCTATTGAGAGTATTTTCCAAATGGGTTACTTCTCTCAAATTTTTTAGTTGATTATCTAATTTATTATTATTTATGTGATCTATATACGTTTCTGGAGTAATTTTATTTTTATGAAATGTATAATAAATATAACGATGTAGAATATATTTTTTCTCTCCAATCTGCATTCTAGCATACCCTTTGCCATAAGAGACAGGATACATGTTATTTTTTATATGATAATATACATCTTTATCTACAATGGTTTCTCCAACAATTTCTCCTTTTGATTTAATTACAAATGTATATTTTTCTTGAGTTTTTTCTTTTTTTGAAAAATTAGATGCTATAGTTATATTTTTTTGATGAATTTTACTTTCGTAATGTTTTTTAAGAGTATATTCAGATGATAAATACCTGTCACATACCTCGCATTTATGCGACATTTTTTATATATAAATTTTTATATTAAAAATATCAGAGAAATATTTTAAAGCGCTTTAAAAACTGTATTTTCTATTAACTAACCTATTTTTTCTAACATAAAAAATAATAATTCAATTTTTAAGAATTAAGAATTTTGAATTTTTTGATCTTTATTTATAAAAATCTTAATATTAAAAATTGCGAGAAAATAAAATATAGTTGAATAAAAATGAAAAAATCATTTATTATTCATAATTTATTACAAAATTTATAAAAATTATAAAATGAAGCGTAAAAATGAAGATATAAAACTTGAAAAAGTATTAATAAAACTTGAAAATGAAGGAATAGAAGATGAATTTTTAATCATTTCAGACGATGAAGATGTTTTAATTAGTATTTCTAAAATTTGTAAACCAGTAAATTTATTTAAATGTGAATATTGTGATAAAGTATTTAAAACTTCAAGTAATTTAAATAGACACGCTAAAATACATACTGGAGAAAAACCATATAAATGTGAATATTGTGGTAAAATGATTGACAGAATTGATAGTTTGAAAGTTCATCTTAGCGTTCACATTAAGAATACATTTTATAAATGTGAATATTGTGATAAAACGTTCGGAAATTCAAGTGGTTTGAAAAACCATATCACAATTCATACTGGAGAAACACCGTATAAATGTAAGTATTGTGATAAAGAGTTTAAACAAAATACTACTTTAAAAAATCATATCAGAATTCATACTGGAGAGACTCCTTATAAATGTAAATATTGTGATAAAATGTTTAAACAATGTTCGCATTTAAAGAGACATGTCAGAATTCATACTAACGAAAATCCTTATAAATGTGAATATTGCGATAAAATATTTAAACAACATGAAAACTTAAATCGACATATTAAAACTCATACTGTAGAAACACCGTATAAATGTAAATATTGTGATAAAGCGTTTAAACAAAACGAACATTTAAAAATTCATATTAGAACTCATACCGGTGAGCACCCTTATACATGTGAGTATTGTAATGTGGTGTTCAAGCAAAGTACAAATTTAAAGACTCATATTAACAACCACCACACCAAAATTTAACATAATAATTTTATATTTTGTAAATTAAATAATTGTACATTTTTTCTCGCTATAAAGCGAGAAAAAAATATATTTTTCTTTGAAATCCCAAAGAAAAATGTGGTTTATACTTTTTACTAAATAAAAATTTTACTTATTACTTTTTATAATTCTAGAAGCGGGATGTACGCATATTTTAACCTCGTTTTCGCTAACCCATTCTAATGGTACTTTTTTATGAAGCTCAATCATATTTTTAATGCTTTTTTGTTGTTCTGGGACTAAACATATACCGAATTTTATAAAATAAAAATTTTGTTCGCATAATAATTTTTGATCAAATCCTAAAATATATTGTACATCGCCCATTATTTTTTGCTGAAATTTTAATAATTTTATATTCGATAACGGAACGGCTGGTTTTAATATATATTCCTTCTTAATTTTATTTTCTAAAGGGATACAAATTATCCTTGGAACTTCTTCATTTTCCTCTTCGCTACTATCATAAAATATAGGAGTTTCGGCAGATTTATTTATTTTAGGAATAAATCTTGAAGAATTAAGACTAGGTGGCGCACTATTATTCATCTCAAAAATAACATTTATTTAATTTTAAATAGTATAATTTTTAATATAAATTTTTTAAGAATTTGCAATTGATTGTATTAATAATTCTCTAGTCGGTAAATAAAAGCCTACGCCATAGGGACCTTTACCGTATAATGGAGGGGGAATTTGTGGAGCAGATTTTAATTTTATATTTGAAGAATCTGTCCATATTATTACCATATAAGCGCATATAATAAATATTATTATAAATAATATAGCTATTATAATCTGTTTATTTTCATATCCTATTTTTTTTAAATTTTGTTGTCCATAAACAGAGAAAGGATTATAAGCTGAAAAAGCCGATCCCATTTTTAAAAAATAATAAAATATTATTATAATTCAATATAAAACCTTTATTAAATTTATAATTAAATTACATTTTTTTTCGAACACTCAAGAAAGTTCGAAAAAAATTATTTATAAAAAAGATTGTTAATCGTTTATTAAATTTATATATAAAAATGCAAAATATTATTTTAATTCCACAAAATTCTCAACAATTATCAAATAAGATCGGTTATTCAAAAGAGATTATAGATGAATGCATTTTAAAAGTTTCAAATAAATTTAATCTCTCATATAAAGACGTATTTAACATAATAAATACGCTTTCAGATGAAGATTTTGAATTGGAAATAGAAACCGACCTTAATTTCACTAATATGGATTATAATATTAAAAAAGATGATCAATCAAAAAATGTAGTTACTTTCTCTGAACAAGAATATTTGCATAGGGATTTTAAAAATATTTTATATAGAAGATTTGCAACTTTTGACGAAAATAGTTTTATACCCGATAAATTTAGAGGAATGCGTTTTTGGGATATTCAAAAACAAATTTTTAATCAATTACCCAATTTGGAAAATAAAAATTGGACAAATCAAACTTTAAGTTATACAAGAAGCAATATAGCCAGTAAACATATAATAGATTGCATAATAGACCCTTTAGTTAGAAAAGGATTATTTAGTTTAACAATTCCTAGAAAATTTATCGTCGTAGATGCGACTGCTAATATAGGTGGAGATACCATAAATTTTGCTCTAAATAGAAATGTTAGTGCCGTAATTTCATATGAAATATTAACGCCCGTATATAATATGTTAGTGAATAACATAAAATTATATGGATTACAAAATAAAGTTGTCACAAAAAACGTGAAATTTGATTATAAAATACCTGAAAATAGTTTAGTTATAATTGATCCTCCCTTTGAATCTGTATATAACGAAAATAATTTTAATCTTTCGATAGATAAAATGCCTATTTATTATGTTGCGGAAAAATGTTTAATAGCGGGCGCTAAATGTGTTATGTTAACGATGCCAAAAAATTTCAAATATAATAAAAAATTTGCCGAAGATTTTAATCAAAATGTAACTGTTTATCAAATGGGTGATAAAAATAATAAAATATTTTTAGTTATGAGATTAAAAACCGCTTTAGAATTAAATATACCTAATTTTTCTGCATATAAAATTTCTACAGATAATACAAAATTAACAAGACAAGGAAAGGTTAACCCGTACAAATGTAAAGTAACTAAAATAGAGATTTTTTCAAATTATCAACCACCGAAGATTAAAGTTTCAGACGCTTATATATCTCTTATTTTGAGCAACAAAAGAGGAGATTTTAAAAATCCTTTTGAGATTAACGAAAAGGAAGATTTTATTTCAGAGAATATTATTAAAAAATGCCCGGATGAATATTATGATTTTCGTTACCCTAATGAAAAATATTTATGCCCAATTATTTTTTACGATGATCAAGGTAGAGAAGTAGAAGTTAATTATGAAGGATTTAAATATACAAATAATCCTAAATTATTAGCATGGAAATTTGTGAGATTGTAGTTTTGTTATTTAAAAATAAATTATTTTTCAAAAAATATAATTATACAAAATTGAATTTTGATATTAAAAAATTATTTTATCTTACATAAAATCTAGAGTACTTAATTATGGATGATTTAACGGAGCTCGCGGCCCCCAAAAAACGTGGTAGAAAACCTAAAAATAATATCGATATCATCGAGAAAGAGCCAAAAATAAAAAAAAAACCTGGAAGAAAACCTAAAAACAAAGATATTGAAGATAATCAATCAAAATTAAGGAAAACCTCTGGTAGAAAATCTAAAAATAGAGAAGAAAATTTAAACATTGAAAATTTAAGTATCGAGGAAAATTCTATAATAAAGAATAAACCTGGAAGAAAGCCTAAAAATAAAAATGTTCAAGATATTTCTTTGAAAAATCCGAAATATTTTTGTGTTCGTAAATTTGAAATAATTATAGGTAATATTATTCTACAAGAAAAAAAATTAGAAGAATCTTTAGATCCTGAACTGACTGAAGTTATTTCACATTTTTCTGCTAATTTACCTCTGATTCAAGAAAAAATTAGAACTAATTTAATTGGATATTTAGAATGCAGTAGCTATTCTCCTATACAAGCTGCAAAAATTGCATTTTCAAATATATATAAGGCCTCTGAAAAATATGATTGCGTATATATTTTTTCTTTAATAGAGAAGACTCAAGAAAATTTTAATAAATTATTTACCTATATGGGCACGGTAAATTCAAATAATAACGATGAAAATTCTGAAAACGCTGAACCTATACAATTAGTTGTGAAGAGCTATAATTATAAAAAAAGTATAAAAGAAAAAAATGATTCTGGCAACATTAATTTTATTAATATAGATTTTAATGACGATATCTCTAAAGATATTAAAAAAATAGATAAAAAAATAATTCCTAAAATAGATTATGAAAGATAATTATTAAAAGAATAAAATAAATTAATAAGATAGTAATTATGGCAGGTACTAAAAATATTATATTAATTATAGCGGTTATTTTAGTTATATGTTTGATAGCGTATATTATATATCACAAATCGACTGAAAAGTTTTCTGGAGCATTCGATCCCAGTACAAGAATGAGTATAAGCGGTATAGGCCCTCAAACAGTTACTGCGGATCGTTGTGATAATTGTATGTAATTTTTTAATTATAAAAGTTATTTTTTTTCATCATCTAGATGATGAAAAAAATATAAATAAAAATAAAATATTTAAAACTTTTCTAATAAAATTTTATTAAAAATTTAATTTTTTAACGATTATTAATAATTAATAAAAATAAATGAGTAAGAAACCAGTAAAAAGTAAGCGAGTTGAACCTAAGAAAGTGGTTAAAAAAACTACTAAATCCAAAAAAACTTCAGAAAAAGAAAGGGCTGTTAAGAAAACTAAACGTACTGAAACTAAAGAAAGGAAACATTCTATTAAAGAAAAAGAATTAACAAAAACAGTTTTGAAAACAAAAACTGTTTCTGAGCTGAAAAGGATAATCAAAAAATTAAAAAAAACAATACCCAAAGAAGGAACTGGATTAGACGGAAAAGTATTAAAAAAAGATCTTATTAACGTTATTATAAGAGGGGACGTAATATTACATACAAAATCAAAAACGTCTAAAAAACAAATTTCGTTTATAGAAGCTGATATTTTAGCTAAAACCCCTTTGCATTTAAAAATATCTAAGCCTCTGCCAAAAACACCTTTAAGATTAAAAAAATCGTCTCCAACAAAAGAGGTTAAAACACCTTTAAAGGCGGGAATGTCAAAATATACATCTCCAGAAAAGTTAACGCCTTTAAAAGCGGGAATGTCAAAATATACATTTCCAACAATAGAAATTAAAACGCCTTTAATTACAAAAATTTCTTCTCCTGTAAAACCGCGTTCCCCTTCGAAAGATATTTCAAGAATATTTTATCCAATTCAATACAAAAAAATCAGGACAGATATTGAAAAAGCAAAAAAAGCGAGTCCGGTAAAAATAAAAACACCTTCTCCTTTAAAGGCAGATACATCCAAAATCAAAACTCCGTCACCAACTAAATACGAAATTTATTCACCAAAAAAATCAACTACCGGTTTTACAAGAAAGAGTCCTTCTCCCAAAAAATCTTTAGTTATTGAGACTAGATCTTATACTAGTCCTGTCATAACTAGATCTTATACTCCTATTAAGACTGAAAATCCTCTTTTTGTTGAAAGAAAAACACCCAAAAAAACTTCTACACCTAAAAAATCTAGCGGATGGTGGGGATGGCTCGGATATAAATAAAAATTAACTTTTTGTTTGATTTCTTTTGTTTACAAAAAAATTTAATTTTTTAATTTATTTTTGATATTTTTATTAATTTACTAGAATTTTTCACATTTTTAAAATGTGAAAAATATTAAATCAAAAATAAATAATTTTTAACCTCCTGCAGCGGTTAACATAATATTTACTACTATCAATATTATTGTTAATATTACTGCGCCTATAGCGCTCCATTTTGCGCCTGTAGTGCTATTTTTATTTTGTTCAATAATTGCAAATATTGCGAGAGCGATTATTCCTATCCCAATAAGAGGTTCAACTACAAATGAAGATATTTCGGACCCCATTTAATTTTATATTTTATTTTATTAAAAGTAATAAAAATATTTTTAACATTTTGATTAATTTACATTTATTTTTGAGATTAAAAATCTCAAAAATATTTTATGTTAAAAATAAATGTAATTTAATATAAAAATATAAAAATTGTAAACCTCTATAAAACAAAAACCTATCTCACTATGGGAAATTATTTTCATAAATATAGCGATTCTCTTGGGAAACCAAATGTAGGTATTCATTCAACAACGCTTTTAGGGTTCGCGATAAATGATTTTTTATTGACTATACTGAGTGCACTTTTATTATCTTATTTTTTTAATTTTAATCCTTTTTTATCTTTTTTGGGATTATTTTTAACGGGAGAGATGTTACATTATATATTTGGCGTAAATACAAGATTATTAAATAAATTTGGCATTGAATTTAAAGATAAAACTGATTAAAATTTTTTATTTTTGATATTTCGATAAAATTATTTTTTCACGTTTTTTGCGTGAAAAAATATAATATTGCATATTTTTTTAGTAATCACTCAATAAAAATTTTACCGTTGAATTACCGATCCATAAAGCAAAACATCCGATTATAATACTCCACCCAGGATAATCAAAAATAAAATTATAAATTTTCATTCCTAAATTTTTTTTATCTGCACGTCGAAATATTTCAAAACCAACAACCAATATTACAATTACGAGTATGGGTTTTAAACTAACGTTTTTTGTTGTGTTATTATTAGTTTTACCGTGTAAATTCAAATCTTCTAAATGTTTAGAATATTCTATATATTCTTTGGATTTCAAAATATTATCATATTCCATATATTCCTGGCGTGTTAATGGAAGATCAGCCATTTTCATTTAAAAATAACTCTTCTAAAATATTTTTTCAATTTTTTAATCAAACAAAAAAAATGAGATTAAAATAATTAATAAACTTTAAAAAAAAATAATAAAAATGAATGGTATTGAATTAATTATGGGGCCCATGTTTTGCAGTAAAACTTCAGAGATTTTTAGAAGATTATTTTGCGATATATCGATAGGTAGAAAAGTTCTATATATTAATCATGGTAACGATAATAGATCTGAAACAAAAGAACCATTTTCTACGCATAATCCACTGTATAAAGATGCTGTAGTATCAAAAATGGAAAATATTATAATGTGGAGTCTAAATGAGTTGCCATCTTGCGAAAAAATAAGAGATTTTCATACTATTGCGATCGACGAGGCTCAATTTTTTTCAAATTTAGAAATCGTTGTGAATTATGCAGAAAAAGAAAATAAAAGAGTTATCGTTGCGGGACTTGTAGGTGATTTTAAAAGAGAAAAATTTGGTAAAATTATTGATTTAATACCGAAAGCGAATTCTGTAGAATTACTTTATGCAAATTGTATAAAATGTGCGCAAACTTTCGATATACCATTAGTCGTACCGGCTTATTTTACGCATAGAATAATAGATAATAATTCTCAAATAGACGTCGGTGGATCAGATAAATATATTCCCGTTTGTAGAAAACATTATATTGAATTAAACAAATAAAAAAAATGAAATAAATTCAGATAAATAAAATAAAAAAATTGAAATTAAAAATTGAAAATCGTTAAATTTTTTGACTATTTAATGGAATCTCTAACAAAAAACATTTTAATACAGATCTTTAAAAATAATGATGACGTAACTTTTTGGGTAGATGTTAACGTAATAGAAATTATAGGTCGGGGATCAAGTATTAATTCTGAAATCGGGGGAAACGGCATTAAACTTAGGGACGTTGAAGAGGTTCAAATAAAATTTAGAAAAATAACAGAAAATATGGAAATATCTTATGAGCTTTATGTAAAGATAAAAGAAAAATTTAACAAAGATTTCAATAAAAGAATAAATTTCACTGTAACCAAATCCAGATTTAAATATTATTTAAATCGCACTTTAAAAATTTACGATGAAGGCGACTGTGAATTACATATAATTCCAGGAAATTTATATAAATTTAAAAATAGAAAAGAATTAGAAAATTTTGTTCATTAAATAAATAATTTCCTATTTTTCTTGGATTTCCAAGAAAAATAACACAATTTAAAAATTATAAGTCTTCGTAAAAATCTCTTTGATTAATTATTTCATAAACCTCTTTGCTTAATTCTTTATATTTTGCAAGTTTAGTTTCGATATCTTTAATACATTTAGCCATTGATTCAATCATATTATTTTGAACGGCTACTAAATTTAAAAGATTTTTGTAATTATTTTCAAGTTTTGATGGAGTCATTAAAGCAAGTTTCATGCTTTCTGGTGATTCTTTAGGCCATTCATTTTCTTCAGTCTTTTTAAACTCCAATATTCCGTCTTTTACTCTTTCTAATTGTACATATTTATTATATTTTAAAACTCCATATTCATGATTACATTCTTTAAATCTTCTGTTAAAACCACAATCTTTACAATTCATATGATTATAACAATATAAGGAACCTTTTACTATTTTACAAAGATCGCACCTAAAGCTATCGTACCCAAATCCTTTGGGGTTAATATAATTATCATATCGCGAATTTAAACTTTCAGTTTTGATTTTTTGGTTTGGCAAAAAATTTAAATCTTTAGATTTTGATTTTTCTGCTTTAGAAGAAAAATTTAAATTTTTGTGTTGAAAATTATTAACAAAAATCTCATTATTATATTCCAAATTTGTTTGTGGAACATTATGTTGATTATTAATATCTTTATTATCATAATAATATGGGATATTTAATTCTTTACAATAAATTTTACTAAAAATAACGTAAAAAATATCAGTAGGAAATTTGCCTTTTAAAAATATAAAAAATTTTAAATATTTTTTAACAAAATCTTGCTCTATACATAAAAATTGTATCGGATATGTCGATTTATTATTTATCTCATAATAAAGTAAATTATTATCTATCTGATTAATTGTTAAATAACGAGATCTCATCAAAAATATTTTTAATGATTAAACAAAATATCTTTAAATACAAAAAAAAATTAAAATCTTTTTTGCCAAAAACAAAAAAATTAAAATCTTTCGCCAAGACAAAAATCTAAAAATTTAAATTTTTTGTAAACAAAAAAATCAAACAAAAAGTTAATTTTCACGCTAATAAATGAAATATTTTTAGATTTTAATGTAAAATTAAATATTAAATTAATATTTCGCTTTTTAACTTTAAAAAGTTAAAAAATCTATTTAAAAATCAGAAAAAAATATTTTTATTTTTGTAAAATTGAAAAATTTTTTTGTGTATACTAATACATTTATAAATTAAAATAATTAAAAATTTTAAAATGTCAGGTGAACGATTAAATCCTTTTGAACATGCTCTTTTACGACCAGATGCATTTATAGGTTCGATAGATACTAAAAAAATAGAAACGTATTTTTTAGATATAGACGCTCCTCAAGGAGAACAAATATCCATAAAAGAGGCTTTTTATAATAGAGGGTTATTTAATATAATTCGTGAAATCGGTAGTAATTGTATAGATAATAGATGGAGAAGTGAAAAAAGAAAGATTCCGATGAAATCTATAAAAATTACATGGGATTCTGAGAATAAAATGCTTACATTTTGGAATGATGGAGCTTTTATATCCGCGGAAAAGAAAAATTTTCCATATAAAAATCATCGTACTGGAAAAATTAAAAATGAGTATTTTTACCCTGCAGAAGTGTATTTTGGAGAGATGTTAGCCGGAACAAACTTCAATGATGAAGATGAAGAACGTAAAACATCGGGTAGAAACGGAATGGGCTCAAAATTAGCAAATATTTTTAGCTCTGAATTTATAGTTGAACACACCGATATTGACATAGAGAAAAAATTTTACCAAAAATATACAAAAAATGCAACCGAGAGAACTGAACCTAATATTACAGTTTTTAGAGGTAAAAATGCATATACAGAAATTAGTTTTAAACCTGATTTTGCACATTTTAAATATAAAATAGATAAAAAAAGCGTTGAAAAAGATTTTATAGGGATTTTGGGAATATATATTTTGGAAATTGCGGCAATGACAATGTTACCTGTGCATTTTATAGTGGGAGAAAATAAAAAAATATATACTTTTAAAACATTTGAAAAATATGTCAGAATGTTCTATTCCGATACGAAACTTCATAAACTTTCAAGTATAACTCTTAAAAATAGTGATGAGTGTGTTATAGTTGAAAGTCACACAAATATTCAAAAAGAAAATGAAGAAGAATTGCCAGATACGTTAGATAATGTGAGGCATGTATCATTTGTTAATGGATTAAATACAAGATATGGAGGACTTCACGTTAATGCTTGGAAAGATGCGATTTTTCCGGCTTTTGTTAGAGAATTTAATTCTAGACCTGTTAAAAAAGGAGAGACTCCTCTAAAAACAAGCGCAAAAGAGGTTTACCCATATATAACAATTTTTTTACGTACAGAAATGAATAAACCATCGTTTGACGAACAGACAAAAGACACTTTAAATAATCCTGAATATAATTTATATTCTCCTGGTAAAACAAAGGCTGAAAAAGATTATAATCAAGCTTTAAAAGAGGAATTTGAAGAATTAATAACGAAAATGTTAAAATGGAATTTTGTAAAATTATTAGAAACTAAATTATTGGGGAAGGGAGGCAAAGAAAAAGCAGTAAAAACAAAAAAAAGGGTTAATTTAGGAGATAAAGCTCAAGAGGCAAATTGTGCAAAAGATGAGCCTGAAAAATGCAGTTTATATTTTGGAGAGGGAAAAAGTGCAAAAAAATTAGTGGAAGATGGTATATCTACAATACCAGATGGTCAAGATTATAATGGTGTTATTGCTATACAAGGTAAATTTCCCAATGTAATGGACGAACCTATATCAAAAATAAAAGCAAATTATGAATTTAAAATGATCTCTGAAATATTAAATATAAAAATAGGTGTAAAATACGATAAACCTGAAAATTTTAAAACTTTACGATATCAAAAAGCGTTAATATTCGCTACAGATATGGATGATGATGGCATTCATATTAGAGGATTATTAATTAATCTTTTTTACACATATTGGCCTGAATTATTTAAATTAAATATAATTAAATCTCTTAGTACGGCTATAAATAAAGTAATTTTTTCCAAAAAAGATCCTGTATTGTTTTTCTCTCATACAGATTATAAAAATTGGTATGAAAAAGAGGGAAAAAATCTAAAAATAAAAGAGGTAAAATATTTAAAAGGGTTAGGATCGATAAATCCAGATGATGTAGCACAATATTTTCATAATCCAAAAATTGTTGCATATTTTATGGAGGGAAACGAAGATAAATACATGAAATTAGGATTTGAATATAGCAAAGATTCTAGTAATGAACGAAAATTATGGGTTTTAGAGGATATGCACCCTGACAATATTGAAGATGATATTGTTATTGAAAATAAAAATATTAATGAAAATAAAAATATTGAGGATGTAACGGCGGCTTTATTAGAGAAAAATGAATATATTTATGAGGGAAAATTAGGAGTTTCTTCATTTATAGACAAACAATTAATTATTTATCATAAAATGGCTATTTGTAGAGCCATTCCAAATGATATAGACGGTTTTAAAAATGGTCAACGAAAAATTTTTTACGCTATTAGAAAAAGAAATTACAAAACGACCATGGACTTGGAAAAAATTACCGGAGCTGTAAAAGATTTAACTAATTATCTCCATGGAGCCGCTTCTCTTTCAGGAACTATAAAAAATATGGCGATTCGATATCCTGGTAGTAATAATATCGCTTTACTTCAGGCAGATGGCCAATTTGGTGGGAGAAGTGTTAACGGAGATGATTCAGCCCAACCTCGTTATATTTCTACAGCTTTAGAAGAGATTACAAAAACAATTTTTTTGGATATTGACGATAATTTACTCAAAAAGAATGTAGAAAATGGGACAGAAGTTGAATATGAATTTTTATTGCCTGTAGTTTGTATGCTATTAATTAACGGGGCTGAGGGTATAGGAGCCGGAGGATTTTCAACAAGAATTCCTAACTATAATCCCGACGATATTTTAAAATGGACGAGATATTGGATGAGGGGGAAACATAAAGAATTACCATTATTAATACCGTGGTATCGTGGTATAACGGGTCCTATTGAATTAGAATTAGATAACAATGATGTTCCGCTTAGATGGCGAACAACAGGAGTATTAACAGAATGTAGTAAAAATTGTAAAGTAACACGTAAATATAAGGATGGACGTACAAAAAAAATCGTGACTCAAAAATGTAAAGGTGAACCTGGTTGGTGGCATATTACCGATCTACCTGTGGGAGTTTGGACTAATGAATTAAAAATTTATATTGAATATTTAGAAAGCGGAAATACACCCGAGGGAAAATCAGAAAAATCATGGCCAAAACTTGAAACAAAATGTATAACAGATTATCGAGCCTATAATACTGGAAATACAGTTTATTTTATGATTAAACCCGCAAAAGGATGGAATCCAGATATTGATACAAATTTAAAATTATTAACAAAGACTTATAAATTTACGAATATGGTTACTTTAGATTCAAATAATTATCCTACAAGACACGCTACAGTAGAAGATATTTTATCTCAGTGGTGCACAAAAAGATTAAAATATTACCATTTAAGATATAAATATTTACTTGATTCACTCGCTAAAGAATTAAAAAAAGCTCAAAATAAATATATTTTTGTAAAAGCTGTTATTAAAAAAGAATTGGATATGTATCAAGAAGACGAAGATTTAGAAAAAGATATCGAAAAATTGGGGATAGAGAAAATGGAAAAAGAAAAAAAAGATAAAAACGATAACGAAGAAAAAGACAAAAAAAAGGATAAAAAAGAAGAAAATTATAAAAAAGAGATTAAATATGATTATAGTTATTTATTACGCATGCAAATGCGAAGTATGACTGTTAAAAAATTGGAAGAGATTAAAAAAGAAGCTGATATTATTCAAAGTAAAATAGACGAACTTAAGACTAAAACTGCGGCAGATTTATGGGAAAATGATTTAGATAATTTTGAAAAAGCATACCACAAATATATAGATCGATATCCGTTAATTTAACTTTTGTTTGACTTTTTTTTGAAGGAGAAAAGTTAAAAATAATAAAATTATAATTATGAATATTTTTTATTCTCTAAAGGGGAATAAAAAAGGTAAAAACTAAACTTTTTATTTAAGAAATTTAAAAAGTGAAAAATTAATACAAAAAATATTATAGAAAAATAATACAACAAAAATGTCTTTTAAAATTGTGGAAGATTGTGAACAAGAACTTTTAGCTGTTATTGAAAATTATATTAATAACTCTATTGATTTTGATATCCCAAAAATATATTTTTCAGGAGAATGCGATTCAAATCAAAGCGATTTTGAGCATAAATCAAATGAAAGAAAAATATGTGTTTTAGCGTCAAATGAAGTATCAGGCTTGATTATGCTACGTTTGTTAAGAATTATTATTGATAATCGCGCTGATATGTTGTTAGAAGACGTTCTCGGATGCGATTATAAACCTTTAGGGACTACTTTAACTCACGAAAAAATTATGAAAAATTTGGCCAGTTGCGAAAAATCTTATTTAGATAGCTACGAGCTTAATTCGGAAATAACAACGAATTTTATAAGGAAAGAATGTAATTTTACTAAAAGACTTGACCAAATAGATATATGGACTCTGCCTAGAATAATGGAAAATATAAAAGAATTATATTAATTTACGATATATTTAAATAATATTTTTATTCCCTTTATATGGAATAAAAATTGTTTAAAAATAAAGACTTTTTTAAATTTTTTTCTTATTAATCACAAAAACGATATCGTCATATCTACCTTTAACCTTTGTTAAATCATATTTTTCTATAAATGGTTTAAGAGGCCCCGGCGTGCATTCTTCGAGAAACCATATCCATGACCAATCTTGTACATCTTCAATTATCATAATACCATCTTCTTCTAATAGATAAGAATATGAAACGATAGTTTTTATCATACTCCCTAATGTATGAGGACCATCGTCTATAATAACGTCAAATTTTTTATGAAATATTTTATGATAAATAAAATCGTCGCTATAAGCATCTGTAGAAGTATATAAAACGATTTTTTTGTCATTTTTAATCTCTTCCCAAATATTATCGTTTGAAATAACATCCACGCCATATATCATAGCGTTTTCAAAATAATCTTTCCATAATTTAATGCTTCCTCCATCTTGAATGCCGATCTCTAAAATATTTTTAGCGGTTATTTTTCTTGATTCCAATAATTGATCGTATAAAGGCAGATATGAATGTATCGTATTTTTATCTGTGCGAGTATTATCTACTAAATCTATCAAACGAAGTTCAGCAAAATTCGAACCTAAGGTTTGAATTTTTGTTAAGTTTGACATTTTATTTATTATTTTTAAATTGTTTAAACATTATTTTTATAAAGTTTAAAGCTTAAAACTTTATTTTTTAAATTCATATCAATTTAAAAAAATGGACACAGTAATTTTATATTCTTATTATGAAACTTCACAATCAATATTTAATGCTGATTTTTATTCAAAATTTGGAATAGAAAAATCTAGCAAAATATTTTACGTAATTATTATTAACGGAAATCAATGTAGAATACAATTTCCTAATTTTAAAAATCTTGTTATTTTAATTCGAGATAATATAGGATTCGACCTCGGAGCGTATTCTGGAGCGCTGAATTGGCTTAAAAATATGAATATGGTATTTAAATATTATATATTTATGAATTCAACGGTAATAGGCCCATTTTTACCTACATATTACCCTAAAACGCTGCATCAATTTGCGAAACAAATTGGCGTGTCGATTCCGCATGGGGCAGAATCGATACATTGGTCACAAATTTTTACTTCAAAAATAAACGAAAAAGTAAAATTAGTGGGAACAACAATCGCTTGTTTATCAAGTATTGATGCGGGAGGTTATGGACCAAAAATATCAGGTTATTGTTTTGCTACTGACGAAATTGGACTAAATTTATTAATAAATAACGGCACAATATTTAAAAATCATGAAACAAAATTCGATTTAATAATGGCAAAATATAAAATAACAAAGGTAATTATGAACGCTTCATTTAATATCGATTGTTTATTATATAAATATGAAAATATTGACTGGAAAGATGAACAAAATTGGAAAATTTATGAAAATACATTTCCAGATAGATTAGATTCAAATGAGGGAATATCTGTCCATCCTTTTGAGGTAGTTTTTCATAAATGGAATTGGCAACATCATCAAAATAAACCTGTATTTTTTGATTATTGCAAAAAATATTCAGAATGGAAAAACGAAAATTTAAATCGCGAAATTCAAAAATCAATAAATGATATAGGCAAATATGCTGTTAATTCCATAAATTTTTTAATTGTGGTGGCTACATTTCATAGAGACAATGGCAAAAGTAAAAATTATCTTGAAAGATGTATAAAATCTATTCTAAATCAGACCCATACTAATTGGACATTGGTAATAGTTTCGGATAAATACGAACCAGAAGAAGAATTAACAGAAACTATAAGCAAATTTAACGATATTAGAATTATTTTAATAAAAAATTATATTGTCGAACGAGATCATATTAAAGATAAACGTAAATTATGGACAGTAGCAGGCGCTACAAGCGTAAATATAGGATTAAAATTTGGGAGAGAGGGAAATTATCAATACTATTGTCATTTGGATGATGATGATTATTGGAAAAATAATCATTTAGCTATACTTTGTGGAGTTTACGCAAAATTTTCAAATTGTGTTTTTTCAAATACCCAATCAAATTATGGAAATTATTTTTTACCTCAGTACAAGGTTGATATTTATGAAAATAATTATCTACCGACCCCACAAGGGATGATTCATTCTTCTTTTTCATTTAGATGCGATATTATCCCTTTTAATTATAAAACGTCTTTTCTGGAGAGCGATGAATTTGAACCGGCAGATTTAGTAATGTTAAGAAATATACGTAATTTTATTTCCGAATCTAACGATAAATATTGTTCAATATATGTGTCAGAACATACATGTTATCATGATACAGAGGGGGAAGAATTCAAAAAATAGAAATATTTTTTAAAAAATAATTAAAAATAATACACATAATATCTTTATATAATATTTTTTTACATATTTGAAAATATAAAAATATATTATATAATTGCGAATATAATATATTTTTACCTAGTTTTATAATGCAATCATTTGAAAAATTCAAAATAATTGAGACACGACGAACAATTAAAAAAATTAAATCTATCATCACAATTACACACAATCGGACTAAATTTCAGACTATTTAGTCGCTCCATTAATAGCGAACTATTTTTGAAAAACATCCAATTATTTTTTGTATACGCTTCTATCGATTCACTCAAAATAATTTCAGTAGTTGACCGAATATATTCCATTTTAAATCCATATTCATAACGTATTTGTGTACTTACAAAATTGAAAATTTGCTTAAATGATAGATTATTTACAATATATTTATATATTTTAAACAATTTATCTGGCATTTCTCTCGTTACTCTAGTAAAAACATAATTTTCTAAATAGTATTTATTTGGTTTTTTGCTTAATTTTAACCCTCTATTTGCTAGTTCGTTTCTGATATTGTTAACTTTTATGTCTCCTTTTTGGCAAAACCAAAATTTGTATTCATCTTGAGTAAAGGTTAATTCCTTGTTATATTTTACAGAGCAAGCCATTTTATTAAAACCTTAAAATAAATCTTTAAATTAATTATTTTTCTTATATAAAAAATGTAAGAAAAATAAAAATTAAACTTGAAACAGAAAACTCTTAACTTATTTTTTTAATAATATAATTATTTAATCCATCAATTTCATATCCTGCGGTAGCTTTTTGATAATTTGGTAAAGAACCTATAATTTCATAATTATTGTTCAACATATTATTAACTGTATAATCAGCGGCGATTTTAACCTCTGGACTGAATTTATAATCTAAATAATCATCAAAAATAATATAACCTCCAATATTAACAAATTGAGAATAATTTTCAAAATCAAATATTACCGATTTATAATTATGATCTCCATCTATAAACAGTATATCTGTTTTAAAATTAGATTTTTTCAAATAATTTAATAACGAAATATCTGTAGAATATTTTTTAAATAGAGTTATATCATAATTATTTTTATTAAATTTTATAACATTTTTTTGATAATTTTCATATTGATCATCACGAACATCCATTGGATCTATACAAAATATTTCTGTATTAAAATCATGTTGTAACATTAACATTGCAGATCCTCCATAAAATGTACCGATCTCTGTATATATTTTCTTTTCTGGTCCCAAAATAGTTCTAATATCGTATAATATATGATAATGATGGTGAAATGTATTTCCTAACATATTTTTAGAGATATATTTAACGATATCATTCGAACGACTATCTATAATTTCGTATTCTAAAATGGATAAAAAATGATCATCTACCCATTTTTTAATAATAATAATATATTTGTCAATAATTTTTTCATCAATATCCATATTCAAAGGCAAACAAATAATTTCGTTAAATAAACTTAGGCAAACTCTACGATTATTATCCAAAGGATAATAATATTTTTTTGCCTCAACTCCATTCTCTGTAAAAATATTGATAGATACACCTCTAGGAAAGACTACAGGTATCGTTGACAATAAACTTTGACTATATTTTGAATAATTTTTATATAATTCGATTGAGTTTCCACAAGGGTAATATAAATCTTTTTTTTTAAAAAATTTTTCTTTATTTAACTCCCGTAAATTTAATTCAAAATACGTAGTTATTTTTGTGTAATGTTGATTTATTTTTTCAAAATTTTTTAAATATTCAGCTATATAAATAGCAGATATCTCTGACATTTTATAATTTGACGCATAAGCGCTATATTCAGATTTATTTGTGTCTGTATAACCAAAACAAATAGCTCTCTTCATCGCTTCTAAATATATTTTATCAAAAACAATAAAGCCTCCTTCACCAAAACCAATAGGTTTCGTATGATGTAACGAAACAATACAACCTATTCCAAAATTTAAATGATTTTTTTCCGAATAAATGGTATAAGAGGCTGCAGCATTATCGAATAATAAAATTTTATTATTTTCTTTTGCAAATTTTTCATATAAGCTAATATTAGTAGAACAACCAAAGCAATTTGTTATAAAAATTCCATCATATTCATTTTTACGTTTTTCTAATTCTATTATATTCGGCCCCATATTTTCATCTATATCTAATATTAAACTATCACTTAATAATCCTTGGTTTGAACAAGGAAATGTGAATGCTTGTACAGCGAATCTTAATTTTTTATTAAAAAATATATTTAAACCTCCAACTAAAGCATTTAATCCCATCGCCCCATTACAAACTAATAAAACCTCTTTATCGGGATCTAAATTAAATATTTTATGAATCTGCTTTTGCAAATTTATAACATTTTTCCCATTATTTGTAAAATGCTTCGTGTTTATACAATCTATAATTTTTTCATTTATCGCATTTAAATCAACGGTTTTATTTCCTACCCACGAAATATTCGTGATCGATATATTCGTTTCCGATACATTTATTTTTGATATTTTTTGATCCATTTAAATAAATTGAATCGTCTTTTTAATATATTTTGAAAAAATATATATTTTTCAAACTTTTATATTTTTTCTTTTCAAATAAATCTCGGGTCGGAGGTCTACGCTTATTTACATTAAAAATAAGCGTAGACCTCCGACCCGAGATAAAATAATAAATTTTTTAATTTTCCTTAAAAATATTTTAATGTTAGTCAAAAAATTATAAAATATGTCATCGTTTTATACAAAATTTGAATTATTAAATTTAAGATTAAAAAAAATAGGTAATAATGTTTTGATAAGTAAATTTTGTCAAATATATAATCCAGAAAATATATCCATAGGTGATAATGTAAGAATTGACGATTTTTGTGTAATTTCTGGAGGAAAATTTGTCGATATAGGCAATTATATCCATATCGCATCACATTGTGGTATATGGGGAAATCGTGGAGTAATAATGTATGATTTTTCTAATATTTCATCTGGAGTAAAGATATATTCTGAATCTGATGATTTTAAAGGATTTTATTTAACAGGTCCTGTAATACCAAAAAAATATAGAATTAATACACAGAATAAAGAAATAATTTTAAATAAACATTCTCTGATAGGTGCTAATTCCGTTATATTACCTGGGATTAATATAGGATTGGGATGTGTTATAGGTGCGCAGAGTCTCGTTAATAGAGATTGTGAGGAATGGAAAATTTATGGAGGAATACCTATTAAAGAGATTGGTATTCGAAATAAAAATATATTAGATTTAGAAAAACATTTATTGAATATGAAAGAGTGAAAAAATAAAATTTGAAATATATATTTTCAAAATCTCAAAAATATAATTTTTTAAATACGATGGATTATTTTTCGGAAAAAAAATATATTTTTTCTTCTATTTTAACTTTTTTACCAGGATTATGTCAGGGTATAACTAGAGTCTTTATTTCGTATCCATTTGATTATGTTAGAGTATATTTACAAAAAGGAACATATCCTAATGCGATATCCGTTGGAAAAGCGAATAATTATAAAATAGCAAATCTATACAGAGGGGTAAAATTTCCATTATTCATTATACCTATAGATAGAGCCATTTCGTTAAAATTTTATGAAGATTTTAATAAAAAATACAATCCTTTTATATCTTCAATAATAGTATCGTTGTTTACATGTATATATAGCGTGCCTCTTCAATCTATAAATACAAATTATATTTTAGATAATTCAAATAAAAAATGTACAACTTTTATTCAAGATCTCGTGTTAAAATATAAAACAAATTTTTTATTTAAAAGTTATTTTGTTGAATATTGTAGATTATTTTTAGGATCTGCAATATTTATGGGATTATATGGAAATTTAAGAAATATAACACCTAATGAAAAAAAATATTATATAATAAATGGAATAGTAACGAGTTTAGTATGTTGGTCTATTTTATATCCATTGGATACAATCAGAGTTTTACACCAATCAAACGATAAAAAATTATTTTATACTATATATGACAAATTTAAAATGGATGGGATTAAAGGATTTTATAAAGGAATATCATTAGTATATATAAGAACTATTCCTAGCGCATCTATTGGAACTTTAGTTTATGAAATTGTTAGAAATTATATAAGTGAATAGATTGATTATTTTTATAGGTAAACGTAATTTTATTTTACAAAAGTAAAATAAAATTTGTAATATTCAGAAAAAAATACTTACTTAAACTATTTTTTATTATTAAATTACATTTATTTTCGAGATTTAAAAATCTCGAAAATATTTTTTATTTCAATAATTTCTTGTTTAAGTTCTATAATCTGTCTTTGTTGCGAACATAATATACGCAAAAGTTCAATATTTCCTCTACACTCACGGCATAATTTTTCTTCATCATATCCTTCCCAACAAAAAGGTGTACTTTCTGGATTTTCTAACACATTTTTTAATTGCTGAGAAGTTATATTAAGACCAAAATTACTATCAAAATTTCCACATTCTAAATTTATAAATTTTGAATATATTTTTAACAAAGATTCAAACCAAAGGTTTGAATCTTGTTGAACTTCGTTTAATAGATCTTCTGTGTTCATATTTATATTTTCAAATAAAATTTTAATAAAAATATTCTTGGTCTATATTTTTCATAAATTTTATAGAAAATTATTTTTTATTGCTTACAATTTGCTTAAATAATATGATGCCTGTTTTATAGTTATGTTCTTCTCCTACAACTGAACCTGTTTCATAATCTCCAATAACAAATTTAAATCCTACTTTTTCAGATTTTTGTAATCTTCTAACATATACAAAAAATATTGCTTTCTTTTTTTCATTAATTGTTCTATCTCTAAGCCATAATTCTGCTTCTTTTTTATCGCTTCTAAAAAATATTTTTTTGGCTTTGTTAATAGCATTGATGCCAGTATATTTTTTTATTATAGTAATTTTATTATTGGTGATATATTTATTAAAAAATTCGGTTTGGTGTGAAGGTTCATTTTCCATTTTTATTTCTGTATTTTAAATAGGAATAAAAAAATTTAAGAATTGAAAAATAAATTTATATTAAACGAAGTTCAACAAAAATTCAAACTAAAGGTTTGAAATTACATTTTTTTTCGAACTTCTAAATTTTTGGAAAAATTATTTTTCTAAAAAATCGAAAAAATGAAATATTATTTTCAAAAAAATTTTAAAAATTTCGACCTTATTTGACAAGACTTCTGAGTAATATGTGCACATTTAACGAAAAAGAAATTGCTGAATTAAAGAAACGTATTAGTGATTGCGAAAATTTTGCTACTAGTGCAATCGAACAGGCCGTTTTAATTAAAGGAATTATTAATAAAAATTCAAAAAGTATCGGTGAAAAGGATAATAAAAAAGAAGAAAAAAGTACAAAAAAGAACGAAAGTAAAAAAGAGGATAAAAAAGAGGATAAAAAAAGTGCAAAAAAAGAGGATAAAAAAAGTACAAAAGACGACAAGAAATTAAGTAAACCAGAAATTATTGAAGCCTTAAAGAAATACGATATTAAAGAAACAGATGTAGGTAGGGAAGATGGAGGTTCAGGAAAGGCACTTATTTCCGATCTTTTACTCGTATTAAAAGCTAAACAAAGTGGAAAAGACTCACCTCTATTAAAAAAGAAAATCACTAAAAAAGATGAAAAAAAGGATAACAAGTCTGAAAAAAAGAAAGAAAAAGAAAATAAAAAAGACGAAAAAAAGGAAAGCAAAAATAAAAAAGAAGAAAAGAAAGAAAAAGACAAAAAAAAGAAAAAAGAAAGTGAATCGTCAATATCCGAAGTAGATGCGAGTGATGAAACAGAAGAAACTGATAACGATACAGAATCAATTTCATCTGTTAATGAGGCAGCGAGTTCAAGTTCATCTAGTTCCGAAGAATCTGACAGTAAACCATCCTCTAGTTCTGAAGATTAAATAAAAATAGGGTTTTACAAATAAGTACAATTTCTTAGGAAAATATCCTAAGAAATTAATTAAATAAATTATTTATCTCGATTAATTTTCTCTTTTATAATATGTAATTCTGGATATGATTTACCCACATAATATGTAACTCCTAAATCTCCAGATATATATTTATGGAATTCAACGCCCTCTATTTCTAAAAACTTTTTCTGCGGAACAAAATTCAATATTTCTCCAGTTTCAAGATTCACCAACGACATGTAATCCGTATGAGGAAATATTGTATCAACTCCTACAGTCCAGGTACACATACTGAATATATGTTCGTTTTCGCCTTGCATAACAACGTAAGTAGCTATAAATTCTTCATGTTGTTCATCAAGCATCTTTTTAGCTTTTTTATATGCTTTTTGAATTTTTTGGTATATTACGGCGCTCATTATTCAAGGGAGGTATATTCACAAATTTTAAAATGTTTTTAAAATTAAAAAATAATTTTATTTATTAGATTTTTATTTTTAATGTTATTTGTTTTCAAATTTATAATTTTGATAAATTATACGTTTTGTTCTTATACTTTGCGGATGAAAAAAAATATTTTTCACGTAAGAATTTTTCTGACGTTAAATTACATCTTTTCAAACTCAAAATTAAATTACATTTTTTTTCTGACGTTTTTAACGTTAGAAAAAGATTTTATTTGAAAAAATTAACATACAAAAAAATATGTAAGGCAAAGGTTTAACTTTTTGTTTGATTTTTTGTTTACAAAAAAAATTAATTTCCATAATAAAAGCAAGCTTTACCAAATGGACATAATTTTAAATCGGAACATTTTTCAAGCTCTCCGTATTCATTGAATGATGGGCATCTCCATTTATCTCCATCGCTAAAATTTAATATCGGTTCATGTCCTCCTATAACTCCTGGTAAATTATTAACTAATTCTTTTGAACATTTTTTATAATCCGGTATACATTTTATACCATTAGAAATTCCTGTTTGTCCAGGACAAAAACCAGTACAAGGACATGGTATATATTTTTTATGTTCGTCAAAATGAACTTCGCAAATATTTGTTCTATAGATTGTAATTTCATCATCTTTTTTATTTATGGAAACGTTATAAGGATTTTCAAAACTTTCTGTTGATTTTTTTCTCATAAATATCGAAATAATTACTACTATTAATACTGTAAATATCATAAAATATAATAATTTATTTTCCATAGTTTTTACTTATATAATCACATTTTTTCTTTTGCTTTTTAATAAAAATAAAAAAATGAAAAATATTTTTGAAATTTTTTATTTTTAATCGACTAAACATTATGATTACAGTCGATTTGCCTTCGGATATTAAAATAGTCAAAGAAGATTGCACATATTTTTATTTTTATGGACCTCATCCATCGGTGTTCGGACCTTTACATCATCTATCCATTTTAGATGATTTTATTGATAAATATTGTTTGCTTGATTTTATTTATGTTGGAGGATTTTTGATAGATATTGAAAATGAATGCGATATGATAGTAGCTAGAAAATGTATAAAATATTTTGGAGAAAAGTCGATATTTGGTTGTATGTTTTGTAAAAGTAATACAAAATTCAGGGTAAATGAAAATCTAATAACTAAATATATGTAACAAAATTTTAATTTTTCTACACCTAAAAAGGTGTAGAAACAATACCTTAATTTTATTTTTCCAAAAAATAAAAAAAATGAGAAATATTTTTAAAATTTTATATTTTTAGTCGACTAAATATTATGATTCGAACAGCTTTGCCTTCAGATATTAAAATAGTCAAAGAAGATATTAAACATTTTTATCCTTATGGACTTCATGTGTCAGTGTGCGGCCCTTCATATCGTTTTCCGGTATATCGTCTACATATTTTAGATGATTTTGTTGATGAACATCATTTGATTGATTTTATCTGCATTGAAGGATTTTTGATAGACATTGAAGATGAAAGAGATATGGATGTAGCTAGAAAATGTATAAAATATTTTGGAGAAAAGTCAATATTTGGTTGTACATTATGTAAAAGTGATGCATATGATGACTCTGTTATCGGTATTTCCGGTGAAAAAATTATTGGAGATGGAAGTCTTATATATAAATATATAGATCTTTAAAAAATTAAATTTTAATTTTTTCTACACCTCTTTGGGTGCAGAAATACATATTTTAATTACATTTTTATAAAATTTTATTTAAACATTATTGAGCTAAAATTTTCCGCCATTTTGCCTAGATTACAATTTTCATTAATGTATTTTTTTGATTCTTTTAAAATCTCGTTAATATTTTCTAAATTTAAAGACATAATCTCTATACATTTTTGAGAAAATTGTATAGAATTTCCTTTAAAAATACATTTTTGGGGAACAAAATCCCTAAAAAATGGTTGATCGCTAACTATAGGTATAACTCCTGCTGATTGAGTTTGTAAACATTGAATACAATAAGGCTCATTATATATACAAGGATATAACCAAAATTCTGATTTTAAAAGTTCCAAATATAAGGTGTTTTGATTAACTTTTCCTATTAAAACTACGCCTAAATTTTCCATATTTAAAATTCTTTCTTTTATTTGCGCCTCCTCTATAAAGGTTTTTATTCCCCATGTTTGCGTATCATGAAAAATATATAATGTTGCGTCAGGAAAATTTTCACGTATAATAGGCCAAGAATCTAAAACGATATGAAGACCGTAAGCATGATTATTTAAATATACGCAACGAAACGGAATTTTTTTAACAATCTCTTTTTCATCAAAAATATTAAAACCATTAGGAATAATATGACTAACTTTTTGTATTTTTTCTTGTAGTTCTTTATTATTCAATAATTCAAAATTATAATTTCTGTGATTTTCGGATTGAAAAATAATAGAATCGATTAATTTTAATTTTTCATCTGGAAAATCCGTCACATAATCATGCAACCATAAAATATTAGTTGTAGATTTATATTTTAAAGATATATTTCCAGAAAATCTCCACCAAACTATAGAATCATAGTAAAAAGAAATACCATCACAATTTTTATCTTTAATATTTCCTTCAAAATAGTTATGAAAATTTTCATAATTCAAATATCTTGGATTATCAATCCCATATCTATATTTTCTAGTGGAATCTGGATTGCCAAAAATATCGACAAAATATCCCATTTTTGCAAAAGAATTTGCTAAATCAACTACTATTTGTTCCGCTTCTCCAAAACCATGCTCTTTCATAATAATTTCATCCCAATAATTAGTAGAATTGGCATTGACAACGCAGACAATCGCAACGTGTTTTACATTCTGTTTTTTAGGAATAAAATATAGAGAGTTAGTTAGAGATATTTTATTATAATTTTCATTAATATAAAAATTTTGTAATTTTTTAAATTTAGTTAAAGTATTTGGCCACGTAATTGCGATAACAGGAATATATCTATTTATAATTTTTGAAGAACTTGCGATAATTGCATTTATATCGCTAATATGTGTCTCTTCATTATAAATATTTATAGTTATAACACTAATATCATTTTTTTCATTAAAATAATTATCTGAAATACAATAATTTTTTTCTTTTATAATTAAACTTTTTTCTGAAAAGTTTAAATCATAAGTTTTCAAATTATCTACATAATTCAAAAAAGCATTCGCATTAATCTCTTTAATCGACTTTTCCGATGATTCAAAACAATGAATAGTATTAGGAAATATTATTTTTGATATTAGCATCGATCTATAACCTTTTTGAGAAAAAATCTCTATAACATCTGTTTGTGGTGGAATATATTTTTTCATAAAATTCATAAAAAATACATCATCTTTTGAAAATAATTCTTCTAAATTATTACTTTTTTTTTCAATATCCACATTTGTAATATATTTAAATGGAACACAATTTTTGTTGTCAAATTCTGCGATTATTTTTGGGATAGATGACGGCAAATATCTATAATTTGAAAAAAACATTTTCCAATGATCGTGATTCTTTTCATCTATTCTATGAGATTTAACAAATTGTTTCCAATAATAAAAAGACATATCTTTTGCACCTGTCCACCAATTAGACATGTATAGATAATAATTAAAATTCTCTGGTTTATGAAATCTTTCTTCCTCAAAATATATGATAGGTTGTGTCTTAATTACTTGAAGGCCTTCATTCGCTATTTTCAAAAGTTTTGACCATTTTGTGTGATTTTTATAATATTCGCACATTTCAAAATAAGGCTCTCTTAACGTTGACATTATAGAATATGCCTTTTTATAATAAGAATGAATCTCTTTATTTGTTACAGCATCTTTGTGTTCTAATTTTAATTCTTGTATACGACATTTTGCTGATAAACACATTGCTGCAGCCCTTTCTTCTTGATAATAATTATTTTCAAAACATTTTTGAAATAATTTTCTTGCATCTGCAAAAAATTTAAAAAAATATAATTCTCTTCCCAAATAATAATTCCATCTCGACATAAAATTAGCTGAAGGTGAATTTATATTAATAGTAGCATCATAATGTGTATATATTAAAGCCGCCATATATTGACGTTCTTTTTCTTGAGCATCATGATCTATAAATAAAATTTGATTATCTAAATTAAATGTCGGTACACCTTTACATTCAACAAATTCATGGGCTTTTCCTACCCAAAATCCTTTTTTTCTATTATAAAAACGATTGATAATACCTTCATTATTTCGATATTTTTGCAAAACTAAAAAACTTTCATGTCCTTGATTTATTAAATCAGTTATCTTATTAAAGTCAAAATTAATAAAAGAATCGCAACCATCCATAAAAAATATTAAGTCGTTTTTAGCTATTTTTGCCGCTTCATTTCTAGCTTCATCAAAACAAAAAAAAGATGCCGGTGTTTTTACCGGATATGATTCGATATTATATTTTTTTTTCCAAATTTTTAAATCGTGTTGAGTTATAGTCTTTCTAAAAGATACTCCCTTTGGCGATTTAACTACATTAAATCCAAGATTTTTACCAACGTTTATCGTATCATCGGTACTACCCGTATCTAAAACACAAATTTCTCCTCCTTGACTAAGAAAATCTTTCGCCGATTCTGCCATTTTAGGGAGGGTTTTAGCTTCATTTTTTGCAATTACGACTATACTAAAATTTATTGGTAACATTTTTAAAATTATTAACTTTCTAAAGAAAGTTTTAATTATTTTATTGGAAAAATAAAAATGAAATATTTTTTTAGAATTTTATTTTTATTTATTGACTAAAATGTATGAAAATACTCACTTTATTTATGATGAAAAACAAACAGATTCAAATATGATATGCGATTATATTACTCAAAATTATGAAAATTCTGAATTTAATTTTGAAAATAATAATATGTGGTCCTATATTTTTTCACATTATTCATTACCAACAATTAGGAATTTTTCGGGCAAGATTAAAAATATTCCAAAAGAGATTGGACAATTTACTAATTTGCAATATATTTACCTTTGTTATAATAAAATTAAAAATATTTCAAAAGAAATTGGAAAATTAACTAAATTACGGCATCTTTATCTATCTTACAATGAAATTAAAAATGTGCCTGATGAAATCGGAGAATTAACTGAATTAGAAGAACTTAATCTATCTCATAATAAAATAAAAAATATTCCTGACGGAATTAAATTATTAACTAATTTAAAAATGCTAAATCTACATAATAATGAAATTGAGACTGAATTATTAACTTGTGTGTTGAATAAAATGAATATAAACTCACTTTAAAAAGAAAAGTTCAATAAAAAAATTACATAAATTAAACGTGAGTTCGGCAAAATTCAAACCAAAGGTTTGAATTTTGGTTAAATTACATTTTTTCTGACGTTAAAACGTCAGAAAAATAATTATAAAATTAGATTTATACTAAATCGCATTTATTTTTTATTTTTTGCATTAAAATTATTTATTAAACCGTCAAGATTATGAGAAAAACTAACTTTTGATTCGGTTGAACCGATAACCTCTGGTTGGTCATTTACTAAATCATCAAATATGTGATCATGTAAATAAAGTACTTTACAATCACTTTTACCAAAAGAAAAATCTTTAGGTTCACCAGAATCTACAGGATCTAGTGTGAAACAAATACAAGATAGATCTTGTTCAGAAAACTTATTTTTGATAGTATTTTTTCTTTCAACAATAGCTTTTTTTGATACAGATTTTCTTTTCTTGGCAGTTATTTCACATCCATTTAAAATAATATAATATTTCTCGTCTTGGATTTGAAACCACATATAAAAAGATACCATTTTTGTGTCGCAATAATTAATAATTTCGTATGTAAGATTGTTTAAACATTGTTTAATATATGGATTTAAATTTATCCACATAATACTATTATGTTCTATTCCACCATGAATATCATCGATTATTTTTTTTTCATCTTCTGAATAGCTTTCGGTATATTTTTTTTCGCAATAATCTAACCAATATCCTATCGGAACTTCATTTTCTAATGTTTTTAAACTAGGGATACAAGACCCATAATCGTCAATCTCGTCATATAATTTTATAATTTGCGTTCCATCATATATATCTATAAAATCATTTCTATATCCGCGATCATTTTCTAAATAAATAATTAAATCGCCTTTAATTAGTTTTGTTTGTCTTTTTTGAATTATTTTTAAAGCAAATTCTTCTCTATCTTTTATATTTGTAATAACATCTCCATTTTCATCTCCCCAACAGCTATAATCTGAATTTTCTTCTTCAAATACTGATAGGTCTAAAAGATATTTTTCTGGTATATGACCAACATAATGCATATGACAATGTCCGCATGCTCTTGGATAACCACTAGAAATTCTTAATTTATATTTAACGACCTCTTGAATAATTTTATTATTTTTTTTACAAACTAGCGCTAATATTCTTAATTTTTCATACGTAAAACATGAGAAAACAAATGTTGCGATGTCTTCATTTTCATGTAAAAAATCGAATAAATTTTTATTATTACAATTTTGAGCAAAATAATTGTAAATTTTTTCAGAATCGATAAATTTGTTATTGCAAATAAATAAAGGTTGAGACATTTCGAAAATTTATTTTAAAAAATAAAAAATTTTTCATTTTTTAAAAAATAGCAAATTATGATTTTTATTTAAAAAAGAAAATTATTTATAAAAAAATGCAAGAATATAAAATTGAGAGTTATTCTCTATATCAAACTTTAGATAAAAATATACCGATTACAGACTTAACTATAAAAGAAAAAAATCAATTAAAAAGCGATGTTTCTACATTTCAAGAACCACAAAAAATAGCATTTATACGTTTAATAATAGAATATTCAAGAATAAATGATAATAACGTCAATATTAAAAAAATTCCATATTCTACAGAGATTGCAACAGATAATTTTGAATTTGACGTAGATAATTTTCCTATTAAATTAAGATGGATTTTATTGAAATTTTGCAATGTTTGCTCGCAAGAAAATGAAAATAAAAATAAAGTTTAAAATAAATTAAAAATTTTGGAGTAAATAAAAAATATTTTTGGATTAAAACAAAAATACAATTTAAAAAATATTCCAAAAATGGAAAAAAATGAGAACAATTATTTAATAACAGGGGCGCTAGGCTTTATAGGTTCAAATTTTACAAATCATTTAGCGAAAAAAGAACCTAATTCTAAATTTATTATTTTAGATAAATTAGATTATTGCTCGTCTATAAAAAATATTGATGAAACATTACTAAATATAGAGATAATTATAGGAAATATTTTAGATCAAGAATTAATTTTAAAATTGTTGAAAGAAAATAATATTAATTATATCGTTCATTTTGCAGCAAGTTCTCATGTATCTAATTCTTTTTTTAATTCAATAGAATTCACAGAAAATAATGTATTAGGGACACATAAATTATTAGAATCAACAAGAATACATTGCGAAACTTTTAATAATTTCAAAAAATTTATTCATATATCTACCGATGAAGTTTACGGAGAGGTGACGGATAATATTATGAGATGTGAAAAAGCTCTTTTAGCCCCTACAAATCCATATGCGGCCACTAAAGCAGCTGCAGAATTTATTGTTAAATCTTATTTTAAATCATATAAATTACCTATAATAATAACCAGATCGAATAATGTTTATGGAATAAATCAATATCCAGAAAAAATAATACCAAAATTTATTTGTCAACTATTAAACGATGAAAAAATAACAATAGAGGGAAGTGGATCACAATTAAGACATTTTATCCATGTAAAAGATGTAATCTCTGCATTAGAAACGATAATAGAACATGGAATAATTGGAGAAATGTATAATATTTCTGCCCCTGAATTATGCGAATATACTGTACGACAAATAGCAGAAATTATTTGTAATTTGTTTGAAAAAGAAATAGATAATACAATTATATACACAAAAGATAGAAATTTTAATGATCATAGATATTATGTGGATTCAACAAAATTAAAATTATTAGGCTGGGAACCAAAATGTGGTATAAATGACGAAGATTTTATTCAAAATATAAGAGAATTAATAGATTGGTATGGAGAAAATAGATTTAGATATATAAAATAAACGAATTAATTAATTATTTTTTATTATACTCAAAATTTCTTTGAAATTTTTCTTAAATTTTTCTTAAATTTTTAATTTACGAATTTTCGTAAAATAAAAAAATGAATTTTAAAAACAAAAAAAATTAAAAAATAAAATAAACTTCTTTTGTAAAAATATTTTTTAATGAGATTTTTATTAGTTACAACGGACGCCATTATGGAGAAGATCAAAAAATAAAATTAGAGAGTTTAGGTTTCGAATTTCATTTAAATGATCGACTTAGATATACAAAGCTTCCATATACTATGGACAAAGATAAACAGGTATTTATAGAAATGGATTCGCTACAAAAATTAGTAGATTTTAGTGATAAATGGGGACAAATTATCGTAAATAACAACGAAATCGAAATATATGACGATTACAGAGAATAAATAATTTTACATTTTATATAATTTTTATAATTTCTTCACTCAAAGAGCGAAGAAATTTTTGTATTTTTAATCCGAAAAAATATTTTTTAATTTTTTCTCTATTTTTTAATTAAAAAATAAAAAGTGTTCATATTTCATGAAAAAAATATTTAATTCCTCCTTTTTATTGAGATAGATTGCAAATTGGTTATTTTATAAATATTATTTTTATTATTAAACATATTTAATAATAAATATGCAAAATCAAACTATTAACGATAATGTTACGGCATTATCATCGTTAATAGTTCCTATAGGAAATAATTTAGCAAATAATTCTTTAAGAACAAAAATTCCTTATGCAGGCAGTCTCGCTTATGATCAAACTTCTGAAATTATTTATCTTGGAGATGGAATTGATTGGCAAGAAATTAAAGGAAATACTGGGGCAACGGGATTTACGGGACCTACTGGAAATACTGGACCCACTGGAATGCATGGAGCGGCTGCTTCTACAGGGGCAACCGGAGATACTGGAAATACTGGCGCGACTGGTTTTACGGGATTTACCGGTTATACAGGTGTAACAGGGCCTACTGGAAATACTGGTGCGACTGGTTTTACGGGATTTACCGGTTATACAGGTGTAACAGGGCCTACTGGAAATACTGGTGCGACTGGTTTTACGGGATTTACCGGTTATACAGGGGTAACA